CGAGGATCTCTTTGGCCGGAGGCTCGATCCTCCACTTGATAACTTTCAAGGGGCCGTAGCGCCGTTGCACGATGCTGACGCCTGAGCCGGGGATGTTGGAGAGCTGGCGCAGGCGGTGTCCCAGATTCCGGACAGTCCACTCGCGGGTGAGGGCGCTGTTGTCGAAGATCGTGTTGAAGTCCTGGTGGAGTTCGACGGCGGTGCCTTCCCAAGCCGTCTCGCGGTCTTCGACCGGACGGCGCCGCCACCACGCGTTAATCGTATCCTGAAGCTCTGCATAACGAGCCGAGGCTTCGATCTTGTCGCGGATCTCGGCGGCGATGACGCTCCGGATCCCGTAGCGTGAACCGGCATCGACGTAGCGCACTGGCACCTCCCACTCCTTGATCCACGCGAGGAGGTGGGGGAGTTCCTCGACCACGTCGGTCAAGGCGGCGGGGCCGGGGTTGTCTTCCCACGTACGCATGGCGAGAACGATGAGTTTGTCTTCGTTGCTAATATCGAGGGCGGGGACGGATTGGATACTAACCGCGTCGTCGTTGGCCGCGATGATCACTCGACCCTTCCACTCGACGAGGATCGGAGTAACAAACTTTTCGTGGTATTTGTGACGACCATGGGCCGCGAGCTTTTTGATTGCCGAGGAGTAGCGGTTGAGTTGGGCCTCGGACTCGCTGGCCTTGGAGTCGTCGATGACGGCCAAGGGGGAGTGGTAGAGTTCGCTATTAAAGCCGTTGCTTTCGCCGCTGACGATCGAGGACAGGTCGGCGTAGCCGCCCATGGCGGGGCGGAGGATTTGCTCGATGATGAAGGATTTGAAGCACTGGACGGGGCCGACCAGGGCGAGGGCTTGGCCTAGGGCAAGGTCTCCGGTTCCGGCGGATTCGTAGAAGCGTTTGAACCAAGCTAGAAAGACTTCCTTGTAGGTTGGGTCGGCGAACGTGTTGTCGAGGATGGCTGCGTAGCGCGGGAAGCGTTCGCCCCATGCTCCGGCGGATTCTGCGGCCGGCATCAGCTTCACGCAGGCCGTGTTAAGGAACCTTTTGCCGCCTTCCGCCCATGTTTCGTGGGGGCTGTAGAGGCGAGGGCCTGCGCCATCGACTCGGCGGTGTTCGCGGATGACACCTTTGGCTACGTCCATTGGGGTCGCTCGCCCCTTGGGCGCGCTGTCGGCGTAGCCGCGCACCTTTAGTGCGGAGTGGAGCATTCCTGCCATCTCATACCGCCAGACCCCGTCGGCGGAGCGCATGAAATAGGCTTTGCCGTCGTAGTAGATGTCTGAGAAGTCGTCTTTTTCGACGATTTTGACGGGATTTTCGGGCGATTTTTCCGTTTTTTCGTCGATCTTGTCCTCTTTTGGGGCTTCGGTGTCCCCTTTCGGGCCGGTTTCGTCCCCCTCGGACTTGTTAACTGTGCATTTTTCAGTCGGCACGGCCTCTGGATTGAACCAAATCAGCCGTTGGGTATTTCCGTTGTCTTTTCGCACCACGCCTGGGAGGCGCGTGAGCCGGACTGCGGTGATGGCATTAGGGTCGGCTCCGAGCGGAACGACGAGATCAGCAATTTTCTTGGCGGCGGCGACCCACTCATCTCGGTTATCTGCGGAGACCCGGACGATAGCGTGGGCCGAGGCATTGCCGCTGAGAGTTACGCAGACGATGGGGAGGTCGAGCTGGCGCAGGATGGCGAGCCACTCTCCGAGGTTGACGTTGTCGGACTCGACGAGGACGTGTTTGTAAGCGGAGATGGTCGCTTCGGACCGGCGGGAGGGTTTGGCTCCCTCGCGTTCGGCGTAGTCTCCGCTGACTGGGTTGAGAAGGAACCAGGCGCCCTGCGTATTTGTCCGTCCCAGACGATCTACGTCCTCTGGAAGGACAGCTTCGTCCCAGACTCGCTGGCCCTGAGACATCTGATCGGTGAAGAGAATGGTCTTCTCTCCCGGGAATAACGCCTTGAGGACGGCGGAGGTATCAATTGATACCGGACTGGGACTCGACGCGATGAAGTCCTCGACCGAGATCGGGCCGCCCTCCAAGAGCTTGGCGATGGCCGCCTCGTCTTTCGGGCGTTTGGCTCCGACGCTCTTTCGCGGCGGGATCTTGCCGTCGGCTTCGGCCCGAACCTTGGACAGGGTGTTGGCGATTTCGCGGGGCTGGGACGGGCGTTTGAGGTAAGCTTCGATCCACGCCTCGATCTCATCGTCTTCAAATCCAGCGGCAACGAGCCGGTGGGCTGCGCCGTAGATCCAGCCGTGGCATCCTTCTCCGGACTCGGGGCAGGGGTTGATGCCGAATTCTTCAGGGGTGATGTCGAGGTTCATTTTATCAAAATTCAGAGAAGTATTGCTTTGCTTGGCCCTTGCCCATTTTGGTCAGGAACCATCGGCCGTTGACTTGGTAGGGGCGCAGGGTCTTGAACCGCTTGCCTCGTTTTCTGGCTAGTGAAGAGCGCGCCGCGAGGGCTTCCCCGAGGCTGTTGTAGCCGTCTTTTTCACGGACTCGTTTCTCGCTGTTGTACATTTCATTCTCCTTGTGGGTTGTTGGGTTATGATTGCTTGTCGTAGAAGTCGATGCGTTGGCCGATCCATTCCATGCAGTTCACGGCCATCGAGTTGCCCAAGGCTTTGTAGCGTGGGCCGTCGGGGCATTGATCCGCCGGTTTCTTCTTCCACGGGATCAAGGTGTGGTTATCGGGAAATCCTTGGAGCCTTTCACATTCAGTCGGAGTAAGCCGTCTGACTGCTAGGCCCCGAGCGACACCTTGCGTCGCCGCCGCGTCGAGCGTGTAGCTAGTTCCGTCCTCGCTCCATCCACGTCCGTTCTGTTTCTTGTCGCGGTCGCTCACGTCCTGTACCGCGACCGCCGGAACAATAGCTCCTCCGGTGTGGTGGATGTCGCTCGCGGAAGACGAGATGGCTTGCGACGTGCTGCTTACAGTCTGGTTATACGCATCCACAGCAACCAAGTCGGTCGCGTCTTTGTAGTCTCGGGCTTTCATGGCCGAGGCGGTTCCGTCTTCGACGTATTCGCCGAAGGCGACCATTCGGGCCGGAACCAGCATCCCCGACGCTGCTGCTTGGACGGTTGTATACCCCTGTTCGCCGTCATCGGCCGAGAGCGCACCCACGGCCAGCGCATGTCCGTTGAGCAAGGTCTGGTGGGTCAGTTTGTTTCCGCCACACTCGGTATCGAGGGCTCCGGCGACTTGCATGTATCCAGAGCTGGCGAGATCGACGTCTTGACACCAGCCCCCGCTTCGAGCGCGAGCCTTAAATGTTCCGGCAACGTCTTCTTTCTTTTTTCGGCTCTCCGCAGAATCCCTGCACACGCTTTGGGACTCAAAAAGAACCTTGGCGGCACGGGTCCGGTCTCCAAAACATCCGACAACGAAGACACGTCGCCTGCGCTGCGGGACGGCGCGGGGGTGCCGGTGTGTTCGGACCCATTGAGCGTCCAAGACGCGGTAGGCCCAGCCATACCCCAGCTCCCCCAACGCCCCGAGGAAGGAACCAAAATCCCGTCCTCCGTCGCTAGACAGGACGCCGGGGACGTTCTCCCAGACAACCCATCGAGGCCGGAAACGCCGAGCGATTTCAAGGTAGGTAAGCATGAGTCCTCCACGGGGGTCTTTGAGTCCTTTTCGCAGCCCGGCGACACTAAAGGACTGGCATGGCGTTCCTCCGGCCAAAAGGTCGATTGCGTCCAAGTTGTTCCATTTTTCATAGTTGTTCATGTCGCCCAAGTTAGGGACTTCCGGCCAATGGTGGGCGAGGACGGCGGCCGGAAATGGCTCAATTTCAGAGAACGCTGCGGGGGACCAGCCAAGGGGTTCCCACGCCACGCTTGCGGCTTCGATGCCGCTGCAAACCGAGAGGTATCGCATAAGGTTATCTGGTTAACAACCTACGCACAAAGTAAAGGCCGTCCATCCACATTGTTTGCAAACGCTCATGGCCCATGTCGGCGTCCCAAAAGAACGCGTCATGGTTGTGAGAGCGGGCGTTTTCCTCGATGGTGACGAAGCCATCGTGTTCGCGGCCGAACCGCTCTGGAGTTTTCCATCCGGTGACTTGTTGAAAGGTTTCTAGGAACTTATTGGTCATTTCATGTAGAACTTTGAGATTGTGGCTTCGGCTCCAAGCGGAAGGGTCGAACACCAGTCCGGCGGGGTGGAGAGTATTGCTTCGACATCGGCTTTGAAGGATTCGCTCAATCTTTCTTCGCACATTATGACAACTTCGTCGTGAACCCGCATGATGATGTCGGCTCCCGCGTCGCGCAGGGCAGCGCAGCGATCCATGAAAACGTCCCGCGCAAACGCCTGGGTTGCGTTTTCTGCGAGAAGCCCACCATACAGTTTGGTCGGCGCCATCGTTCCGCCCCGGGGTATCTTGCAGCGGTAGTCGCCGCGCCCTTCGCCCGAAGACGTGACTTCGCGGTAGGCGAGCGTCCGTCCGGAAGGCAGCGTCAGCTCGAAAGTTTGGTTCTTCTCGTTGACGGCTGCTCGCATGGCGCGGTCCAGCTTCCTCCACAGTCCGATGATGAGCGGGTTGGTGCTGCGGTAGGACTGCACAATTTCTTGCGCTTCGTCTAAAGATATATCGAGTCCTGCCATGATCTTGGCGACGTAGCGGAACTTTTCCGCGCCGCATCCGTAGCCGAGGCCGAGGACACGCGCTTTGGCGAGCTGCCGCATTTTGTTGTCCACTTCTTTGAGCGAGCGAGGGTCGGTGTAGCCCATCGTGGCTCGGGCGTGGGCTTCGTAAACGTCAGCGCCACCGGCCATGAGTTCCAAACTCTTCTTGTCCCCGGCGAGGTAGCAGATGCACCGCGCTTCGATTTGGGCCAAGTCGGCGATGATTAAAGTCTTTCCGGAAGGCGCCTCGATGAGGTTGCGGATATCGACTCCGGCGACGTGACCTTTGGGGAGGTTCTGGGCGTTCCATCCTCCGGAGCCGCTGTCGCGGCCGGTGAGGGCGCCGAAGTATTTCATGTCGTAAGGCATCCAGACCGAGTCTGGTTTAAGGCGTTTCCGCATCGCCTCCACGGTTTTCATGTGTTTATTGGCTTTGCGGAAATCTCTGACGGCGCGTACCCAGGGGAATTGGTCGGCGAACTCGGCTTCCCACTCCGCCCCTTCGGTAGTCTTTTCGGCGAACGTGGTCGGTTTGCGGATGCCTTCGAGGTCGCATTGATCGCGGATCGCTTGGAGTGATAGGAGCGCGACGTCGCTCTTGCCTGCCCACGGGATCAGCGTAGCGGCTCTGGCGGCTTCCTCTTCGAGGGTAACGCGGGCGGCTTCCAGCCGAGGCAGACTCAGCGGAACGCCCTTCATGGTCATCTCGCGGGTCATCTTGGAGATCTCGCGTTCGTGCGCCGGCCATTTGTGTCCGTGGCATCTCCAGAGCAGGAGAGTGGCCTTGGCGTCTTTCAAGGCGTACCGGGCGATCTCTTTTTTGAAATCGTTGTCCATGCGCTTCCGCTTTGGGACGATGACTCCTGGCGGCAGATGGTAGTGGCGGCCCTTCATGTTGTCCCGGGTGGACTTGGACATCTCGACACCCAACAAGTATTTGGAGGCTTCCTTCAGCGAGCGCGGGTAGCCGAGGTATGCCGCCATGTCGGCGGTATCGTAGACTTCTGAGGGGCGGACGTCGGCGACAACGCTTTTTTCGACCAGTGCCGCCAACAGAGTAAGGTCAAACGCCGCGTTGTGCATAACCCACTCTTGCTTGTCACAGGCAGCCCAGGGCGCATCTTTCGGCAGACCGACGTAAGCCCAGCCTGAGTCGGAGTACATGGACACCATGTAAATGTCCGTATGCCGGGCGTAGTTGTACGCACCGAGGGTCGTTACACTGACCTCGGAGTCGTAGTAAGACTCAAAGTCGATCGCTACCATCGAGTTCGCAGATAAGGGTGAGGAGGTAGCCCGCGAAGTCGCAGAGTTCGTCGATCAAGTCTTCTTGCTCGACTTGGATGCCGCACAGAACTCCGAGCGTGACGGAGAGAGTCTGTTCCGGCCGAACAATGTCCGGATCGCTGAATTCGATGCGGCCTAGCGTGTAGTTACTCATGCTGTGCGGTAAAAGCGGATGCGATCGACCCCTTCTCGGTCGATCACTGTGCGCGTGGCGATTTTGATACCAAGGCGCTTGGCATAGCCGTTGGCTATGGAGCGAAGGTTGTTGGGCCGCTCACCCGTAGACGCGGGGTAAAGGAATGAATCGTTCACCCGTAGTTTTTCGATGATCCACGACAGCGGATGCACGTAGAGGTTTCCGGTCTTGGTTTTGCGGGCCAGCGGAACGTTTTCCTCGATGACGATGGTGTAAGTTCTCATTCGCCGAGCCACCCGACTTTGTCGCGCCAGACCTCTAGTCCGCTCGCGGTGTATCGCACCAGAAACTTGATGCCGCCGCGCCGTAAATCGGCGAGGACGTTATCCAACATCCATTGCTCGTCGTCGCGGTAAGGGCCGGCGAGGGCTTTCCATGCGGTGAATTCTTCTGTTTGCTTCATAAATAGGTCGAGCTGCTCGTTCATGGGCACCTCCATCCGCACTTGGCGTAACCAGCGATGTCCGTCCAGTTGTCGCGTTTTGCCATGTGAGTTTGCCGCGAAAGTTTGAGGCAGATCATCGCCATTGCCACGTCACGCGCTGTCGCGTTCCATCCAAAGAGGGAATTCCACATCGCGGCGGTTCTCGCGAAATCTTGCTCCGGCGGCCCGTATTGGTTTTGCCGGTCGCCGTCGGTCAAGCGTTCGGCTTCGAGAAGAATCGACTCTTTGTTAAGCTCGATGAGTGACGGATAGAGAAGGACGGGAATGCCGCGCCATTCGGCCAGGGCTTTCTCGGCTCTGGCCCCCGTGGACCGGTCCCACCCCGGGAGAAGGACGAGAGCGTCGGCTTTGAGGATGCCCGCGATATCGCGGCGCATCGCTTCGTCCATGAACTCCGCTGTGACGGGATCTTTGTCGGGATCGAAGCCCGCGTCCAAGTCGAGCTTGGCGGGGTTGATCGGTTCGTATCCGCGATCTCTCAAGTCGAGATCGGCGGCAAAAAAGGCGTCAAAATTATAACGCGGGTAGCCGCGCATCGGTCCTGCAATATAAAGGTGGGTCATAAAAAGAGCTTCCGGCCAGAGGGGTGCCCATGCCCCCACAAACAGTCCCTCCAGCCGGAAGCAGATTGATTAGAGGTTGCCCTCGATTTCTTTGGTGACCTCTGGGGCCACGAGTCCGTTGGTGCGGATGCTCGGCTGCCACCAGCTATTCTTTTGGCCTTTGATCAGGTTCGACCCGAGGAGCCATTGACCTCCGGTCAGTCCGGTCGAAGACAAGTGTCCCCGCAGCGCACTGGCGATCGTGACGGCGACTGCGCCGAAAGCGGTGCCGCTGACAGTCCACATGACGCGGGTGTATTTTTTGCCCCCGAACGTGTAGTAGAAGAGCGCCTGGGCGTCTTCGGTCAACCCCTCCGGCTCTTCGAGGAAAAGCTCGATGTGCGCGATTTCGGAGAATTTCCCTTCGCCGCTCATGCGGCTGATTGATCCGGCGGCCGCCATGACTTCGGAGGCTTTGTTGAAGAGGCGAGCCGGAGTGGACTCGCGCTGATCGAACGGAATGTTTTCCTGATACTGTTTCGCCATCGTCGCGACGATGACGTTGATCGGGTTGCTCCGTTCGCGGGAGTCGGCCGAGAGTTGGTTGAGCTGGTGCTCTTTATTGATGACGTAAGTCCCTGGGACGAACGTGTTGGCGAGGTCGCCGGACTTGTTGACCAAGTTCAAGCGGGGCAGGCGCGTGTCTTGCGCGGTCCACTCTCCCAAGAGTCCTTTGGCCGGTTCTGCGATTGGGACGGCCACGGCCAAGTCCGGTTTCACGACGACTGCGGTTTCGGTGTTCGACTCGGCTGGGGCCTTGTCGAGGTCTTCAAACGATATTTTGCTCATACGATGTTTAGTTTTGTTTGTTGTTTGGCAGTGCCGCTGCCTCGGTTGTTGGGTTAAGAACCCTTCAAAGTTTTCCAATCCTTCGGAATTTCAGCGTCCCATCCCCGCCCATCCATCGGGTTTCCGTAAACACGGACGTCTTCGGAGAAGAAGTGTTTGACGACGCCGGAATGATGGAGCCGCACGACCCACATCGAGTTAACCGCCAGCCCGTAATCGACGAACAGAATCGCGTCACCTTCGCCCATAGGCGTGTGAACCGAGATCGGGATGCGGAACTCATGGCAGATCATTTGTGGCAAAAAGGGCAGAGAGTGAGGTCTGGAACCGGCTCGTCCGGGATGACGCGCCGGAGGACTACTACGGCGGCCATCAGCAGCAGCGCGTAGATGAGGCCAGCCTGAATACAAAGGCGCGTTGTCTTGGTCATTTGCTCTTCCTCAGGTATTGGCTGGTGCCTTCGGACTGAGCTGCGTTGGCGTCCAGAAGGGCGCAGCGCAAAGTCTCCTTGGCGGATTTGATGGTGCCGCGCTTGGCGGTGCGGACGAACGCCTTCTCCAGCGCTCCGATTTTTACTTCCGCGCACCCGGCGAAGGCTTCGGGCGTCATGTGATCTTTGACCACTTCCCATGCTGCCTGCGCGTCCGTGATTTTGAAAGGAGCCGACCGCTCGGCCAACTCGAAGCCGGGAATCTCGATGCCCTCGACCAAGCGCATTTCGAGCGCACGTTGATCGACTTTCTCGGCCCACGCCTTCAAGATCGGGCCGAGTTTTTTGGCGACGGCGATGACCTGGGGATCGTCGATCAGCGCGGGGTCGAACTTGGCCGGAAGTTCCAGCGCTTCGGGTTGGTATTGGGCGGCAACGGCCAGCGCGAGGTTGTTGAGCTTCGGGCATTTGGCCCGTTGCCCGCACCACGCGCAATGGCTGCCGGTCTGGTAAGTCTCGGGGTTATCGCGGCGAGCGGATTCGATGATCGCGGCGGTTTGCGCCGAGAGCCGCTCATAGTCGGACTTCCGCGACCAAGACTCGACGTCGATAACCCCTTGAAATGGTAAAACTACGTGGGCGGTGATTTCCTCGACCTCGGGATGTTTATCCCAAACGCCGAGACAATAGGCCCAAAATTGAGGTGAGTCCGCTTCGTAGGCGCTGAACGCAAACTTGTAGTCGATTAAGTGGGCTTGCGGCCCGTTCAGGAACAGATGGTCGATATGACCAAACTGATCCAGCATCGAGTACCTTTCTTCGCGAATTTCCTTTGCGCTTGGGCCGGCCTTTTTCCGCAGCAGGGAGAGATACTTCAGGCACATTTCCGCTGCTTCGCGCAGACGTGAATCGTCCGGTGGAATCACGTCGAGGTTTTCCAGCTCCACCGCTTTGTGGCCGAGGGTCCCTCGGTCGGCTGCTGATTTGTCTCTGGTTTGGTCGTTTCGGAATCCTGGGCATATAGCTTTGAGTTTTAGGGATGAAGGTGAATGCTCGCTGTGAGCGGGAAGAATTTCGGGCGCATCGGCCGCAGGTTGTGAGGTTGATAACCCGGACATGGAAGAAGAGACTTCGGGACTGGCGGATTCGTTCAAACTTTTCTTGCCCTCATTCAAAATTTCTAAGTTTTCGCGTTTTTCGGCGCTGAGTTTGGCGGCGGCCGCTTCTACGCTTCCGGGGGCAAACAGTCGGATAACGAGAGCCCTCGACCGGGCCCCCACTCGGGCGATCCGTCCAATAGCCTGCTCTTCCACAACTCCGCTGAATTGGGGGCACAGCAAAGCCACGCGAGGGAACGAACCACTTGTGTCGTGTAGATCGATGCTTTGTCCGCCGGCCGCGATCTGGACGAGGATCGTCCGCAGTTCGTTTTCTTGGAACCGGCGACGCGTTTCGAGCCGCTGTTCCGCGCTTTCGCGTCCGTCGATGACGCAGCCTTGGTCGAAATGGACGCGGGCGGCGTCGATAGATTCGTGGAAGTTGAAAAAGACGACGGCTGATCCTCCGGCGTCCACGATTTCTTTCGCCCTCTCCACGAGGTAGGGGACTTTGATCTTCTCGATTGCTTGACGCTGTCGGAGGTTTTTGACCGCTCCTGGATCTTCGGGGTCGGCCATTTCGTCGTAGAGTTTTTTGACTTCATTTTTGTCGGTTGTGGAAAGCCATAGTTGTTCGTCGGTAACCATTAGTTCTGGGAGTTGCTCGCGTAGGACGGCCTCCGGGACTCGGTATCCTCTGTTCGCGAATATCGAATGGTGAAGGCGTTCCATTTTTTCTTTGTTTTCAGCGCGCTTAGGATCCCACTCCAGTCCGCCCCATCGAGACTCGACCGCTCCTTGTTCGCGGACCCATTTCCAGTAGTAGCCGGAGGTAAAAAGCCGGAGCTGGACTCCGATGGCTTTCATGCGGAGAGGGGACTCGGCAGCGGTCGCCGAGAGCATGAGAACGCAATGGTCAGCGGCGGACTCAAGGAGTTTTCCGTTCTGGGACGTCGCCGAGCCGCAGACGTGCGCCTCGTCGAAAATCAAAAGACACCGCTCGGGAAGCTGCCACTCGAACGTCCCTTTTTTCCCTTTGGGTAGTTTCTTCACCCAGGGCGTGTTCCCGGTCCGCAACTTTTCGGGGTTGAGAACAAAGAGGGGTTTGACCCCGAACGCCGCGAGTGTGGCCTCCCACTTGGCGATGACGCTTTTCGGGCAGACCACGCAGGTTTTCAGCGCGTACTTGGCGGCCACCGCGCTGGCGATAACAGTTTTCCCGCCTCCGCAGCCGGTTCCGTCCAAGCTGGCCCCGACTGAGTCAAGGATCTTCAGGTGCCGCTCTACGGCTTCTTTTTGGTAGGGGAAGAGCTTCATTTTTTGTCGGCGGCAAGAAGCGCGGTTATTTCGTAAGAAATGTCAGTGACGGTGTGGAACCTGTTGCGAAGCATCCCGCGCATGACCTCCAAAGTCGGGCTTACCAAGTTAAGATGCTGGTGCGAGTCCGTGTAGTTCCACACCACCGCAGTAATTTGAACTTCGTCGGCCCCGCCCCACCACGGTTGCCGCTCCGGAAATGTCCCAAACGCACGCGGGTCGCACACGGGAACGAAGAGAAAGCCTGTGTCTGTTGTCCAGTCAGCCATGTTGTCGATGGCGCACTCGATTTCGCGGACGGAGTCCAGCAACGCGTAGGCGTACCACATACAGGTCACCAAGCGGAAACGTCCGTTCCATTCTGGACGGGGATCGAGAAAGTTACCTTCGATAAAGTTGGCGGTTTGATTCGCGGCGCGGGCCTTCTTTAACATTGCCGGGGACAAGTCCAGCCCAGTCCGCTCGATGTGCGGAAATTGAGCGAGGGAGAAGCCGGTGCCGCATCCGACGTCAAGCCACGGGCCCCCTTTGCTGAGTAAAAGTTTGAGAATCTTCTTTTCGCTTTTGGTCATCGACGCTGCGATGGGTCCTTCTCTGAAGGTCTGATCGTACGAATCCGCATATTGTTGGTCGTAAAGATTACGAACTTGATCAGGAGTCATTTTGAACGCGGCAGTGCCGTTTAAGTCTACTTACTTGCATGAAATACTTAATTTGTATGCTGTTTGTGTCGTCAGCTTTAGCCGCACTGGCTTCTGAACCTGAGTTTGTGCAAATTTACGGCCCCAAGGGCTACGAGGGTTACGGAGCCGTTCGGAGAGAAAACGGCACCACATATTTCACGGATTATCGTGAGCCGATTCGTGAGCCGATTCGGGAGTGTCCGACAGACTAACTCGGTCAGTCTCTTTAACTAAGGGCAGCCAGTCATCGGCGAGCATGGTCACAAGCCACGGCTCGCCGTTTTTCTTATGCGCTAGGACCGGAATCTTTTTTCCGCAGTCGTTGAGCGCTTGCTTCATCGCGGCCAAGACGTTCAGGTTCTGGACGCCTTTGACCTCGAAGTGAAAGCCTGGCAGCTCGGGGCAAACGACGTCGGCGTCGCCGGCCGCTCCGCAGTATTGTTGTCCTCGGTAGGCTTTGAGAAAACCGGCCTCCCGGAGTTGATCCCTCCAGAGCCGCTCGACCCTTTTTCCTTTTTGGCGACTATTCACGGGATGGCAGAGGTGATACGTCCTTGAGCCCATCGCACAAGGTCGTCTTCGGAGTACATGATCTTTTTCTCCCCGAGCTTGACGCACGGGAGCCCTTGTTTTCGCCAGTAGGCCAGCGAATTGCGGTGAAGGGGTTTGCCGAAGATCTCGCTTAGGCGAGCAACGGCTTCCCCTGCGGTGTAGACGTCTTTGCGCGGCGCGGCGGCCGATTGGATTTCCAACTTAATGCGGCCTTCGGCGATCGGGGTCGCGGTGAAAGCCGAGCATTCGATTGTCATTGTCATAAGTAGGGCGGCTCGTCGTTGTCGATGCAGGCAACGACCACGAGCATGAGAAGCAGGCACCAGACTATGCTGATGATTGTCACGGGTTGTGAGGTTAAGAACCTTCGATCAAGGACTTGCGGAGAGCTTGCCGGATAATCTCGCTCATGGAGTAGCCAGTAGCCTCCGCAGCCTTGATGAGTGCGTCTTCTAATTCAGCGTCGCTGGCAAAGCTCCGGATCAGCTTCGGGTTGCGAAGCTTCTGAAGACTCGGCAAGAGATTCTCGCAAAGAGGAGTGTCCATCGTTGGTATAAGCATACGATGAAATTCCGTCCTGCACAAATAACTCGGCGATTTTGTCCGGAGGGAGGTTGACTTGGTTCGATAGGCGTTTAAGCGCCTCTTCTTGGGCTTTGGTGAGGTTGATGACCATGACTTCTGGTATATTGGTTTTGAGTTTTAGTCGTTTGTTTTAGGTGGTGGGGTTGTGACGTAGATAAGACTCTGATGCGCCAAAATGCGCGGACGATTCCGCCAAAAATTAGCACGATCGTGCCAATCGTTAACGCCGAATCTTTTTCATTACGGCGGTAAGCTGTTCCATTGTTTTCGGGTCTAAATCCGCTTCCGCTCGTTCTTCTGCGTCGTCGGGAAGTTCAGTCACGATTTGCAGGGCGAGCTTTCGGACGGAGTTGTCTTTATCTACCTTTTTCAGGTAGTCCTCGGTGGCCTCACGAATGAGGGCCGATACGTTGGTGCTTTTGGCCGCAGCTAAGATATCCAAAGCTTTGGCTGCTTGGCGCGTCTCGACATAGCTGAGACGGCGCGTTCCTGGTTTCAGTTGATTGGGCATGTTGTGTTTTCCTTTCTTGATTGGGGTTTCAAGGTTGTTACGAGATTGACACCTCTCCTTTCTTTCGGCAAGACCATTTTATTAACCCGACAAGATTATTCGCACTCGCGAATTGATTAACCTTCTCGGGAGTGATTCCGAACCATTCTTTGGCGGCGGCGGGGGTCACGAGTGATTTGTAGTGCTCGCGGAGCATTTGAGGTGAGTTGCCGGCCTGCTCTGAAGTGGTGGCCGCGTTGCGGTGTAAGGCCAAGTGGTAGGAGCAAAAGGAGTGGCGGAGCACATTCTGCTCCCACTTTGATGCGTCCAGCCCCACTTCTTTCAGCGCCGCTTTATTGGATGAGAGCCGCTCGATGCTTTTGCGTGACGTGAGGAGACCTTTCTCGGGAAGTTCGGCCACGCGCAGCCACTCGCAAAGGTTTTCCGGTAATTCCAAAACGCGCCGGGAACCCTTCTTGGCAATTTCCGCGTTGATGATGGCGACTTTGTCATCGAGCGAAATGTGGTCGCGGGTCATGCGCTCGAACTCCGCCCGGCGGGCGCCAGCAAACGCCATCATGGCGATGTAGGACAAATGTTTCGGCTGCGCGGCAACGAAGAGCCGCATCAGATCTTCCGGAGTGAACACGGCTGGCGTGGCGTTGCGCGTTTTGGGTATGGTCACCCGCTCGGCTACGCTCTCGAATTCACGCGGCAGATATTTTTGGCGGATCGCGAACAGCTCCAGGGCCCGGTAACCCCGCAGCAAATTCTTTTTCGTGTGGGCCGAGTAGTCGCTCTCGGAGAACTTTCGCTCGATGAGCGCGGGGGTAATTTCGGAGGGCGTCATTGCGCCCGTCCATTTTGTCCATACCTTGTTGAGATGAATGGTTGTTTCGAGATGCCGCCGGGATGCTTCGCGGGCGCGGGTGGCGACTTCGAGTTCTTGGGCGAGATCGGCGATGGTTTTGCGGGGAGCGCCGACGCGGTGGAACTTGCAGTAGAACTCGACGGCTTCGTGCAGGGGAACGCCGCCAAGCTTTCGGGCGCATTCGCGGTAGTAGACGATATCCTCGCTACGCACGGTTGTTTTTTCCCCTTCGGCCCGGGCAAGATCCCGTACAATGCGCTCGGCCTCGTCGATGGCTTTTTCGGAGGAGGAAAAGGCGCGGCGGAATGCGCGGCTACCGACTTTCCAGTCGAGCCGAAAAAACTTGTAGTTGCCGTTTTTGGTCTCACGGATTTTGACCCGCGAGCCGTTCAGTTCGAGTTCGTGAACACCGGGGCTGGTCTCAATAAGTCTGGATTTGCTCATGGGAAATTTGACGTAAGTCTGTGCCAATTCGTTCAAAATTATTCATAACCTTGCACAAAGGTTCACAACAAATGTTGCGTAACTTTCCGTTTAACAGAGTAAGTCGAGTGACTTACGAATTTGAAAATAGGGCAGCGCGCACGGGATTCGAAGTTGATTGCACAAATGCGTAAACCTTCAGAGTACCAGCGCCTTGCGCCGTTATCAAATCGGCCTGTGCCGGGCTGTGACAAGGATTTTGGCACAAAAGACTTATGATTTTTAAGCCCTGTCTCATTAACGACGCAAAACTCGTCCCCTCGACGGCGATCCGCCGCTACGGATTCATTTTCCCGCCGGAGTACGCCGACTGGGCCATCGAGCTTTTTATGTACCGCGAGGGCGGTCGCTCGCCCGATTGGTTGGGCCGCGAAGAGCACTTCAAACGTGCGGCCAAAATCTTTTGGAACCACAAGACCGAGAACTTCATTTGGCACCCCTGGGCCGAATCGATGTTGCACGAATGCTGCCATAATCGTTATGTCGGTTTCGCAGGCTGCGGGAGTAGCGGCAAGTCGGATTTCATGGCTGTCTGGGTTTTGTTGAATTGGCTCTCCGCGCCGTACCACACCCTGGGCTTGCTGACCTCGACCTCGATCCGCGACGCCAAGAAAAGAGTTTGGGGCGCAGTGCAGAGGTATTGGCCCGCGATCAAAGAGGTCGCCCCTGCCAAGCTTGCGGATACGCCGACTCCGGCGATCTACGTGATGAAAAACGGCCAAAGGCAGGAACAATCCGGCGTTTACCTGATTCCCGCCGAAGCCCGCAAAAGCAATGAAGTGACCGGCAAAATGAGAGGCATGAAAGCACTTCGGGTCTATCTGGCGGCGGACGAGCTGTCCGAGTTGAGTCATGCCTTGATCGACACCGCCCTGTCGAACATGGCGAACAACCCTGTCTTGCACATTTGCGCCGCCTCAAACCCGACGAGCTATTACGATCCGTTCGGCAAGTTCGTGGAGCCGAAAGACGGGTGGGGGGCGATCAACGTGGATACCGGCCGCTGGGAGACCAAGATCGGCGGCGTGTGTCTGCACTTTGACGCGCTTAAAAATCCGAATTACTTGATCGGGGAAAACAAGTGGCCGATCCAGAAATTTGAAAAGATCGACGAGGCCCGCGCGCGGTTGGGGGAGGACTCGCCGTTGTTTTGGAGGGATTATCGCGGGTTTTGGGCGCCCCAGGCGGCGTCGAAGGCCATCTATTCGGAGACGGAGATTATTCGGTTCAAGGGCGACCAACAGGCGGTCTGGCTGAAAACGCCACAGCGCGTGGTCGGCATTGACCCGTCGTTTGTCTCCGGCGGTGACCGCTGCGTCATTTATCTCGGGTCTTACGGAGTAGGCAAAGAGGGGTTCGACCAAGTGGCTTTCGACGAGTTCCATTACCTCGAAGACGAGGTGTCCAGCCCCGAACCGCGCACCATGCAGATTGCCCGAAAGATCCGAGACATTGTCATCCAGCACAACATCCCTTGGTACAACGTCGGCGTGGACGTGACGGGCGGTGGCGTCCCGTTCTGCGATGCGCTCGCGTCGGTGGCGGGGAACAATGAGTTCATGCGGGTTCACTTCGGCGGGGCGCCTTCGGAGCGAGCGCTGTCCTCGTACGACTCGACCAAAGCCAACGAGAAATACTCCAACCGGGTGACCGAGCTGTGGTTCGGGGCTAAGGAGTACCTCCAGAACGGGCAGATTCGCGGTATCGGGCCGGACTTGGCCCGAGAGATGACGAGCCGCCACTACGACACGCGCAAGAGCGGGGCGATGAAAGTAATCGTTGAGAGCAAAGTTGACATGAAATCTAGGACGGGGCGGTCTCCTGACATAGCGGATGCGTCATTCGTTTTGCTCGAAGTTGTCCGTGAGCGGTTTGGTATTCGGGCGCCCCAGGATGGTAACTCTGGGACTGGCGGGCGTGAAACCCGGTGGAAACGGACGATGACAAAGTTTACCCCGTCACGGAACCCTAGTTTGCTTTCCCGATTTTAGCGTTTATCATAACCGACTAACCTCATGCGTAAACGACCGAAACCGGCGTCAGCCGAAGTAGCAGGAGTAGTTGTCGTATCTGATTTACATTGCGGTTCTTCTGTCGGGCTCTGGCCTGACGGCGCCAAAGTCAGTTACGGCAACACCGTCAACTTAGGCGATAACCTTCATCAGCAGTGGTTGTGGTCGTGTTGGACCGACATGCAGACACGGATCTTTGAACACTTCAAAGGGGCGCCCTGGGCGCTGATCGTCAACGGAGATTGCATCGAAGGCCGGCACCACGGGACTCAGGAAGTCGTCGCCGCCAAGATGAAAGACCACAGCAGCGCGGCGATCCAAGCGTTGCTTCCGCTGGCGAAAGTAGCCGCAAAGCGCTACTTCATTGCCGGAACTGAATGTCATACCGGCGACTGGGAAGAGTATATCGCGCAAGAGTGCGGCGGGCAGTTCTGCGGCGACAAGGCGCTGCTTGAACTCAATGGAACGCTTATCGACGTAGCGCACCACATGCCGACCAGCGCACGGGCGTATCTCGAAGCGGGGGCCATGAGCATTACGATGGGAAACGCTCGTTTGAACTACGCGCGCTCCGGCCATCGGCTGCCCCGGGTGTTCTTGAGAGGACATCGCCATTGCGGCGGTTACTACTCGGACGCTCACGCGCTCTTCCTCGTGACCGGCGCGTGGCAAATGCTGACCCGCTACGGACACAAAGTCGTCGGCGATAGCTTGTGCCGCCCGTCGGTCGGTATTCTCGATTGGCGTAATCTTCCGGCGAACAGCCTCCCTGCGGTAAAACTTTTGACCTATGATCCAGAAGAAAGCAAAGCCCTCCGCGTCTGATCTTTACGACTCGGCGTGGGCGGCGATAGAGGCTGAATCTGAAGGCGTCAATGAAGAGGCGCTCCGCCGAGAGGGATGGAAAAGCCATCGCGACTTCGCAAGCTCGGGGCTGTATCAGCGAATGCTCCGCAACCCTTCGGTCGAACGTCAATCGTTCCGGGTTTTTCGCTCCAGCGGAGTCCGCCGGGTGACATTTCTTCGCCCTAAGCTATAATAACCTGACCACCCATGGAATCCGGATTGCAACCACTTGAACTGGCGGGGCTGAACGAATCAGGCAAGCCGCCGAAAATGCGCGTCACGACTGTTGACGCAGCCCGCTCCATTTACAAAGCCTTGAAGGATTCCGACGCTGGGAGTTCCCAGAACCGAGCGTTGATTGACTCGATGTTCAACGGCTCGCCGCCGTTCAACCAAGACGACCTGACGGAGATGGGTCAGGGCGAGAGAACGAACTTGGATTTTGGCGAGGCGGCGGCCCTCAAAGAGCAAGCCTTGGCCGGATACTACGATTTGACGGCATCGGTTGATTCGCTGGCCCGCGTGTCTTTGGATTACGGAACGACCGAGCAGCGGGTCGAGTGGGAGCGCGTCATCTCGGAAGAGTTTCACCGGACGCTTAAAGAATGGCCGGAGTTTGAATTCTCCCACCAAATGTTGGCCGACCAATTCGTTTCGCACGGAGTTGGCGTGACGTATTTTGAAGATGAAGTCGATTGGCGTTGGCGCGTGGCGGGGCTTTCCGAGTTTCGTATGCCCCGGGGTACAAAGGCCAACGAGTTCGAGATCGAATGCGCGACAGTGGAGCGCGAGTATCAGGCCCATCAACTTTATCATTACATCCGCGACCCCAAGGTTGCTGCCTCGTTAGGCTGGAACGTCAAGATGGTCCGGCACGCGCTTTTAAGGGCCTGCAACGAACGAACGAACTACGAAGTCGGTGAGTGGGAAAAACTGGAGGTCGAGCTGAAGAACAATGACCTCCTCTATACGAATAGCCGCGCCAAGAAAGTTGACGTAGTCCACATGTGGGTTCGGGAATTCTCGGGGAAGGTCTCGCATTTGATGTTTTTGCGCGATCCCGTAGGCTCAATTGACGAAGACGAGCCGGACGAAGAGTTTCTCTTTACCCGCGCCAATCGCTTTTCGTCGCCGGTCAATTGCTTTGTGACGTTCACGTACGGGGTCGGCAACGGAACGTATCATGGCATTCGGGGTCTTGGATTTAAGATCTACCCGCACATCCAGCTTTTGAACCGCCTTCGCTGCGGCATGGTCGACGGTGCGTTGTTAAGCTCGGCCTTGATCGTGCAGCCTGGAGATCAGGGTAGCCGCGCACTCGAAGATCTTACGTTGTCTTATTACGGCCCTTACGCGTTGTTCCCTCCCGGGCTGAAAGTCGTCGAGAAAGCGATCCCCGACTACAGCCGCAACATGCTGCCGGTCCTGCAAGACCTGACGCAGAACATGACCAACCGCACTGTGGGATACCAGTCTCGCGCCATGAACGCAGACGGCCAGGCGCGGACGGCATACGAGGTTAGAGCGCAGCTTCAGCAAGAAGCGATCCTAAGCTCAGCGTCGATCAATCTGTTTTACCACCCGTGGAAGCGGTTGCTCACGGAAGTCTATCGCCGACTGAGCCGTCGCAAATACACCGCCCTCGAACCCGGCGGCAGGGAGGCCGTCGATTTTCGGCGCCGTTGTATCAAGCGCGGGGTTCCGGAGGAAGCCATCTACCGCTGGCGTAGCGTTGAGCCCGTTCGAGCGATCGGTTTCGGCTCTCCCGGAATGCGTCAAATCGCCATCGAGGAGACAATGGCAATTTTCGGAAGCCTCGACGAGGCCGGTCGACTCAATCTTTTGCGTGATAGGATTGCTGCCCGCTTCGGCCAAGAGGTCGTGGATCGGTATTTGCCCGCTCCAGGAACGTCCTTGCGTCCGCCTATGGACGACAAGCTTGCCGTCATCGAGAATGGCCTGATGTCGAACGGCAGCCCGATGCCAGTGAGCGACGGAGAAAATCACTTCATTCACGCCGGCCGACACCTTCAGGCGCTGGAGCAAATGCAGGAGGGCATCTCCAACGGGGCCGACCCGATGGCGGCCCTTCAGGCCATGGACTTGTTCTTGCCGCACTTGGCCGAGCACGTTCAGCGGCTCGGCAGCGATCTTGTCCGCAAAGATCAAGTCGCCCTGATGCGCCAGCGTCTCCAGCAGCTCGGCGCGTCCCGCGACCGCATGGCCGACGAGCTGAAAGCCGCCGCCGAGAAGCAAGCGATGGCGCAGCAAGCCGAACAGCAGCGAATGATCGAGTCGGAGCAGGCCCGCATCGCCGCGATGGAGCAGAAGCTCGCCGAGTCTGAACAGCTTTCGCCGAAAGCCCGTCAAGAACTGATGGAGCGTCAAGCCAAGTTGCAAATGGATGTCGAGCGGCATCAGGCGACCATGGCTTTGAAACAGGCCGAGACGTCCCAAAAAATGGCGCTGAAAGACGCCGAAACCGCCGCCAAGGTTAAAATGGCAAGCCGCATGGCGGTTCCCGAAATCGTGCCTACCGAAACTCAATGAGCGCTCGAAACTACGCCAAAGAATACGCCGACTACCACGCGAAGCCGGAGCAAATCAAACGTCGCAGCCAGCGGAACAAGGCTCGCCGTAAGATGGAGAAGCTCGGCCACGTTCGTAAGGGCGACGGCAAAGACGTCCATCACATGAACGGCATGTCGAATCGCCGTAGCAATTTGCGCGCGATCCCTAAATCGCTTAACCGCAGCATTCAATGAGTCTTCCAGGGTACAAGTTTAACCCGTTTAGCGGGGAGCTTTTTCCCATTACCTCGGCCCAAGAAGCAGGGGCCGCACCGTTGTCGTGCGGAGTGAGGCGGCTATTCAGTAACGCCCCTTATACACTTCAATTAGAAGATGCTGGCGGGCTAGTGGTTACGGCGGGGGGGCCGGTCTATGTTCCGAGCGCCTCAGTAAAGTTTCCGATAGGGACTCAAATTTTGATATTGTCTCCTGATCCCGGCGAGGTTGCGCTTGAAGCGGGCAGCTCGACAGTAATAACGTACACTCGGAATTCAGCGTCGCAGGCGTTGATTAAGATTGGTGACGACGAGTGGATCGCGGCGTAATGTTTGCGATACGAGGCAGCGTCAAAGGAAGGCAAAGCGTTTTTCGCGACGATACGTATTTTGTGTTGGACCCCGCGTTCGGCGCAATTAAAGAAATCCCAAATTGGGAAGGGGCGTTCGGCCAGTCGGGGGCGACGTTGGACGAACAGTTTTCGGAATACACGTACGACGAAGCGACAAACCGCGTGTTTTTTCCAACGGGCAGACGAATATACTTTAACCTACCGCAACGAACCGATGCTTTTCCGGGCGACATCTTCGAGTCTATTGTCGAAGGGTGGACGGAGGCAGACTCAGGCTTCAAAGCTGTTTTGGGTACAAAAAAAGACGCACTTTACGCGTTACTTGCGGTGCAGAATCAGCCTGAGTTCTGCGAAGGCGCGGCGTCGGTTCTTAGATGCCAGCATCCACTGTGTAATTTCACGTACCCTTATTGTTCTTTGAAGTCAGTCGGAACATTTGGAGAATACCCGATCTTTTGGCTGCCGCACCCTGACTTCGATTTCGGTAACCCAGTAGTTACTGCGCGTCCTCCTCGGTTTCGCGCAAACATAAACGGCACAACCCTGACAGTAGACGATGTTGTAAACGAACCGGGCTCAGTGCCTCTTCAAGTCGGGATGAACATAACCGACGGGGTGGAGCTACCTGTAGGGACTTACTTTGGTAACAAGCTAGTGAAAGACACCCGTATCACCGCGCTAGGAACCGGCACGGGCGGCAACGGCACCTACACAGTAAATATTTCGCAGAACTGGGGTACTTTCCGACAATATTTGACTGTAAGGCCGACAGTCATTGATTTTACGCGAATTCCAAACACGTGGCCGCCGCCGGATGATCCAGTTATCGGAATGAAGTTTACTCTGGCTGGCGTCGAGGGGACGTATTATGTTGGTACTAGGCAATATCTCGAGATTGCGTTGGCCGAGAACAATGATCCCGTCGGCGTCCCTGCGCTGGCGTCAGAGCTTCGAACCGACTTTTTTGGGCGACCCGTAACTGAGCGCTGGCTTTACCGGAACACCCCGAACAATCCTTTGCTCGCGCGCGTCGGGATGGTGACCGAAGTCAAACGCCATTTAATGCTGAGCAATTTAGGCTTAAGCGAGTTTTCAGCGCCGAACACCCCAATTTACATATTGGACTTATCGTTTAATCGGCTAACGTATCTTAATATTGAGGATTGCGCGGATCTTATAGACCTAGACGTTCAATCAAACTTCCTGACGGACGCGACCTTTAAGGTAGATAGATGCGGCATCGACTTGTCGATGATATCCCAACGGCGACCTAGTCTGTATGGGACGACCTTTGGCTCGACACCGCCGACCACGAGATATCTGCGACGCGTAGACCTTTCGTTTAATCAGCTAACCGCAGCGACCTTCAGTAATTATGGAATAGAAGAGTCGTACAAAGCAGCAAACAATAAAATAAACACTGCCACGTTCACTCACTTCTTTCCGAGCGACGTACTCAATCTTTCAAATCAATACCCTGATTCCGCTACCCAAGGACTTACGTCTTTGGCGTTTCCTGGAGGAGTGTTCGGCGGCTATCGTCCTAGGGAAATCGATGTAAGCAATAACTTATTGACCTCCTTTGATTTGGGAGGCACCGGCATTGAAAGTAAAACTGAGATACTTAAACTCGCGGACAATAATTTGGGTCCGGCTTTCGTGCTGCCTCTACCAGCGGATCAATCTACTGGCTACCGGCTGTTCCGACTGGATTTATCCGGAAACAACTTACAGACAATCGACGTGCAGTATGGCGCGCCTTTGCTAGAGCTTGACGTGTCGGATAATCCGCTGACGTCGCTTGTGCTCCCCGCAAACACAACCAAAACGTACTTCGGAAACCGCACCTATGATTACGACCCGGAAGCTGATACTGACGGCGACCCTATTACCGGTGAGTGGTGGCAGTTTTATAGTACGTACGGCTCTAACCTGCCGATGGAATTTCGGCACATTACCGGAGTTCAGAAACTGTATGCAAGAAACACGCAGTTAGCGAGTTTTCCAAGCGCCGGGCGCCGGTCGATTCGGCTGTTAGATTTACGCGACAACGCGGTGTTGCAATCGGTTACTTCTGCCGCCGTTTCACGCTCATTCGTATCAAGTAGTCAATGGATCGAGGTACGGAAAGGAGGTCTTGGTTTTCAAGCCATTAATATTGATCAGTTTACACAAGCTAATTTGACGTCCGGTTTGAAGCAAAACTCGGTGGTGGTATTTCGGAATTTAACGTTTTTCGGGGGGGCCGTCGCTGGGGGCCGGTATCCAGTAAACGGCCGACCTTATCTCATCCATAAAGCAAAACGAGATACTTCCACTTCGGCATCTTCTTCATGGTCGATCATTGATCGGGTGTCGGACATCACTAAATGGCAGCCGACTGGCGGGGACGCCCCGCTTATTTTTGACGGCGATGTACTCTCTATAAATGGACAGCCATTTGCTGGAGACGGGCTGACCGGCGGGCAGATGGCTATCTACGAGGGTGACCAGTGGACGCATTTGAGTGAGGTCTATTTGGACAACTGCCCCCTTCTAACTACGGCAGATTTTAGAGGGGCGCCATTACTCTCGAAGTTCTCGTCCAACAGCGCGGTTACCGGAACACTCTTTAACGCGGTGCCATTTTCTGACGGCTCGTGGCGCGGCTACAGCGGACACATGTCATCGTTGCGGGTACGCAATGCCGGCGCTTTGACGCTGGCTATAGCTCCGATACGGAAAGATAACTCTGGAGTTTCTGTGATGGAGGAGATTACGGTCGAAAATGTAGCTTCTCTCGGTAGCAGCGTGTTTTATGATTTCTTCGCGACGCAGTTTCCTGTCGGAGTTGTCTGTCGAAGCGGGGTACAGGTAAAAAGCGTGGGCGCCGTCAGCGTCACGGTTCTGGCTGGAATTCTGAGGACGCTGGGCACTTGGTCTTTCCCCTCGAGCCTACCCGGAGACTCCAATGTTGTGGATTTCAGCGGCACTATCGCGACCGCCGGAGACACCACGACGTACAACAGCAGTAAAACGCAAGCAATCAACCGTGGCTGGCAAGTCATCGACCCGACATTCGTCTAGTTGCACCGGTTGTGAACCGCGTTTATTATGAATGAAATGGCCGGCAAAGAATCAGACCACTTCCTAGACGCTCAGCGGCTCGTGCGGCTGGAGACTAAGGTAGACCTTATTTTGGACAACCAAGAGAGGTTCGGCAAAGTCTTCGATAAGCACGACGAAAGGTTGAAGCACCTGGAGACGGCAAAGTCCTCCATTTACGGGGTCGCCGCCGCCATAGCGGCAATGTCCGCTTGGGTATTTGACAGCTTCCGACATCTGATGAATAGGTAATAACCTGAACACCGCAAAATGTATGAATCTCACTGAAATCCTTACTCTTGTCTCCGGCCTGAACTGGCTCGAAATCATTGGCGCCCTGACCACCGTTATGGTCGGGCTGATTGCCGTCTTTGAGTTAATTCCGGGCGAGCAGCCGGAGAAAACCCTGCGCGCGATCGTCAACGTGATCGCTAAGTTTTCGCGCAAGTGAGACGGGCTTTTATCCTCGTTTGCGGGGTCCTACTCGCGGGATGTGTGACCCCGAAGATTGGGTTTGGTTACGACTTTGTTAACCAGCGAGTGACTGTGTCGGTAGAGCCGACAGGAAAAAGCGTAGTCAAGCCGACCCGGTGAACCAAACGCAGATCAAAATTATCCAAGAAACCGTCGGGACTGAGCCTGACGGCTTTTGGGGACCCAAGTCCGTCGCGGCCGCCCAGCGGCATCTTCGCGGGCTGATGCCGGCATCAAAGCCTTGGCCTAAGACTACGCAAGCGGCGCTGACTAACTTTTACGGGCGTCCCGGACACGTTCCGCTGGAGCCGGTTCCGGTGCCGTACAAGATGTTTTTGTACAACGGCCCCTCGACTGTGAAGACGATTGCCGTTCACGAAAAGCTCGCGCCGAGCTTTGAGCGAATCCTCAAGGCTCTCGGGGAGCGCTACACGACCGACGAATCTAGGACGGAAGCGGGAGTGAATCGTTTCTTCGGAGCTTTCGCTAACCGCTCGATGCGCGGCGGCAGCTTGCCGAGCCTTCATGCCCGTGCCGCTGCTGTAGACTTCGACGCCAATCGAAATGGAAACCTTACGCATTGGCCGACCAAGTCGCGGATGCCTTTCGACGTAATGGAAATCTTTGCCCGCGAAGGTTGGCTTTCCGCCGGAGCGTTCTGGTCCCGGGATGCCATGCACTTTCAAGCCACTCAATGACCGCCGAAGAATATCGCAAAAACGAGCTGTTCCGCCCCGCGCTGGCGCAGACTCTACAAGAACCGCACGTTCAACGGGCTATCGACGTCCTCAAGGAATTGGGCGAGCCGCTTGAGATGCCCACTCCTCCCGGATTGAATTTTATGGAATGGAACGCCATGCAGAACGCTCGGCGCGAAGGCTACTTCCATGCGCTTCGCTCGCTTGAGCGACTCGCGATGCCCGCCCGACTAGCCCCGTCGGCCCGAGATCTGATGCCGTCACTCGTTGAAGAATAATTTTATGGACAACCAAACCACTGCTCCGGCTCCGGCCGACAACACTCCGTCGCCTGATGAGGCGGGCGGTTCATTCAGTTTCGATGCAGCGCGCGCTATGCGCGAAGCCTTCGAGAGCCCCGCGACCGAAACCGCAGCGGATACTCCTGCCGCACCGGCATCAACGCCCCCGGCTCCGACGGCCGAGGCGGTTAAGGCTCCCGAGATTAAGGGACCTTCGGCGGATTCGTTGGTCGCCGCGCTCAAAGGTAAGAAAGATGAGCCGGCCGCTCCGACTCCGAAAGACGACGAGCTAGGAGAACTTCCGGGCGACGATATTGCGCCTACGCCTAGCGCCAAAACCAAGTGGGCGGAGCAACGCCGTGCGCTGAAAGAAGAGCGGACGCGTCGCCAAGAACTCGAAGCCAAGCTTGCTGCGTTGGAATCCAAGCCCCGGGAAGCCGATCCGACCGAACTGAAAGCAATGCGGGAGCGCATTGACGCGCAGGAACGTGAGCTGGAAATTGCTCGGGTCGAAGCCACCCAGGAATACAAAGAGGCCGTGGTCGAGCCGTTGCGGCGAATCGACGGCACAATCTCCGCAATGGCGAAGAAGTATGAAGTCCGTGAGGCGGATCTTCGCACGGCTTTTGCTGAATCGGACTCTGAGCGCCAGACCGAGTTGCTGGTGGACATTGCGTCGAGCATGAACGACCGCGACCGCTTTCGTCTGTACGAGCTGGCCGAGGAATATCAAAAAGTTCAAGGAATCCGCACTCGGATTTCCAACAACGCCAAGCTCGCCAATCAGAAGCTCGAAGAGCATCGTCAGGCGCAAGCCGCCAAGACCCAAGAGGAAATGGGCCGCACCTACAACGCGTCAATCGACGCGGTGTGGAAAGCGGTCGAGGACAACGTTCCTCTTTTCCGCAAGCGGGAAGGGGACGACGCGTGGAACGGAGCGATCGACAACGTCGTGCAGACTGCGCGATCCGTCGATATCGACCGCCTAGAAATCCCGCAACGCGCTGACTTCGCGCTTCGGGCGGCAGCGGCGCCGTTCCTTTACACGCAGCTCACGAATCTTTTTGAGAAATATCAAGAGGTGTCGTCTGCGCTGGAGAAATACACAGCCACGACCCCTGGCGCGGGCGGCGGAACGTCTCCTGCGGTTTCTCCTGAAGGCGGAGCCGACTACGAGGACTTTCTCGACGCGGTGAAGGCGGGCATGGGCGCGTAGGTGTATATTAGCGGATGGTCTCCCACGACATCACAATTCCGCAAGGCACGACTTGGTCGTTGGATCTTGTCTACAAGCGCGGCAGCGCCCCCGTGAATTTGACAGGGGCGTCTGCGCGTATGCAGCTCCGGACCAGCTACGACGCTCCGACCGCAGCAATTTCATTGACGCACACGTCGGGAATCACTCTGGGAGGAACGGCCGGGACAATTAAGGTGTCGCTTACCGAAGCACAAACGCAGGCCCTTCCTGCGGGCCGATACGTCTATGACCTAGAGCTTGTCTTAAACAGCGAAGTCACGCGCTTAATCGAAGGCGTGGCGGTTTGCACCCCGGAGGTAACGCGCTAATGGCCGAGGTAATTGAGATCATCGAGGCTCCGAAAGAGGTCATCGAAGTTATTGAAGGAGTCGGGCCTCAAGGAGCGATTGGGCCGGTTGGGCCTGCGGGAGCGGTTGGGCCTCAAGGGGTCAAAGGCGATCCGGGCGTAAGCGAGTGGAGCCAAATTACGGGAAAGCCGACAACGTTCGATCCCAGCGCGCATAGTCACCTGATCAGCGAGGTTTCGGATTTACAAACGGCGTTGGACGGCAAGGCGGGCAGTTTGTATTCAAGCGCGATTCCTGACCATACTTTTAATACTCTTGTGGGCGGAGCAACCCCAGAACCGGCCAGCACTTGGAAATCTCGGACTATAGTGCAAGCGCTAGACAAAATTCTTTTCCCGACAGTCCTTCCATGGATACGAGATGAAAACGTTCCGTCTTTGACGTTGTCAGTCAGTGGGCTCACCGGAGTGCAAGAGGTCGGAACGCCAGTGCAAAGAACTCTTACAGTAACTTTCAATCGTGGCCGCATCACAAACGGTGACGGCTCTCTAGGTCCCGAAGTAGTCGGCGCGGCGGGAACTCCTGAATTCACAGGAACGGGGCTCACAACAACGACCAACAACAATAACTTGGGCGTTATTCCCGTGGAACAATACAACAATGAGTGGCTGGTCTCGTTGCCATACACTGCCGGAACAGGAGCATACTTCGACAACAAGGGAGCAATCAGCACCAATTTGGACGGCTGGCGTTATGCCGGTACGGAGGTGGCCTCCACAGGTTTTCTGGGAGTCATGGGAGTCTATCCTTGGTACTACATCAAGTCTCCTGTGACGTTTACTGCGGCTCAGTTTGGAGCTGCGATCACGGCTCTTGGTAACGGCACCTCTGGAACCGCTATAAACATTCACGCTTCCGCAACTATTGCGAAGGTGGTGGCGGATGCTGGCGGCACCCTGTCTGTCCCCTACAACGTGAGCAACCAGTTTGTAGGCGTAGCGCACGACTCTGCCCTAACTAGCAAGACTGCTTTTTTCGTGTCGGCCCTTAACAGCGGTTCGATTACCGGACCATTTAAGACTGAAGAGACCCAAAATAACGTTGCTCAGGCGTCAACATCGCCGCGTTGGACGCGCAATTTTAAGGTGCTCGTAAGCAAAAATCCGCAGACTGACTCGGCCACAACTTTAGAACTGAGGAACACGCTCTAATGCCATCTGGAATCACACTTGCAACAGGCGTTCTGATTGGAGCGCCAACCGCTCTGGACGCCAAATACGGTCCTTACGATACTGTCGCGCTCGCGCTGGCTGACCTCACATCCGGCTTTCGTTATCAGGGCTTAACCGTCGGTATTAAAAGTGGCAACTCTATCGTGGAGTATTGGTTCAAAGACGGCGTCGCGAACGAGAACTTCGTGGAAAAGCAAAGCGTAGCAGATTGGGATACCCTAGCTAATAAGCCTTCTACGTTTACGCCCAGCGCGCACGATCACCCCGCTAGTGCAATTTCAGATGCCACCGGCTCGGGGCGTACCTTGCTAACGTCTAGCCTTGCTGCCGCTAGAACGCACCTGAATTTCTTTCCATCGTTTGCCAATAGGGGAGCTTTCCCCACCCCGGGTGAGGTGAATCGCGTCTATACGGCTCTGGACACATCCAAAATCTATGTCTGGGTGCCGTCGTCATCTACCTATGTGGAGGCATCTCCGCAAGTCAAAGCCGACTGGAACGCAACGAGTGGCGATGCGGAGATCCTAAATAAACCCTCCTCGCTTCCGCCTTCTGCCCACAATCACGACGACCTCTATTTCAACGCCGCCGTTCCGTGGACCGCTAACCATACACTTGTTGACGGAACCCGCTACCTTGCGGGGGATGTAGTGCATTCAGGAGGGCGGATTTATCGGGCGAAATTCGACAATGAATCTATACCTGTAACCGATGCGGTATATTGGCAGGATTTGGGGCCGGGCAACCGGCTGAATATTGATGGGCGGGACATTGCCAATATTCCAACACCGCAAACTGTAAAGACCGCCCGTGTAGAAACCGAATATGTAGTAGTCGGAGACGGAGAAAGCCCGAACTACGTGGAAGTCACGTCCTTTGGTATTACTTTTAACAATGCGTTCAGCATCGATATCAAAAAGAATACGCGAGACAGCCTATTAGTTCCGACTTACGATCTTGTCGGCGCAGCTATCGAATTCGTCATCGCCTGTTCCGACGAGACGTCTGCGCTAACTGCCGGAACAAAAGTGACTTTCCGTGCCCCCGTTAGTTTTCGCCTCACGTCTGTTGCGGCGTCAGTCACTGTCGCGCCAACTGGTTCCGCGCTTGTAGTAGACATTAATCAACCGGGTCTTACTGGCGGTCTCAGCGACTTCTCCGTGCTGTCTACGAAGCTGCACATCAGCCCCAATCAACGATCCAGCGCGACTTCGTCGCCTGCTGCTGTGATCCGGACAGGAGCATCGTCGATCAGCGATTTTTATAACGTATTTCCCGCCAACCGCGAAATCACCATCGACATCGACCAACCCGGTTCCTTGGTAGCTGGCGCTGGACTCAAAGTTATTCTCAGAGGGACAAGGCTGTGAGTGCTTTTGTAATCAATCCGTATGCCTTCGCTGAAGACGTAAACGGTGACTTTTCAAATGTTACTGGCATGACAAGCAATGTTGCGAATTGGTGGGGCAGGGCGGTGCCTTTTGGCTGGCGCACATTTGTAAATGTGTCTACAAACGATTTCTTGGTGCGTTTGTTGAATGGCGTCTATTACGCAAATCTTCAGGGCCTTACACGTTCACCAGTAGAAGCAGGGGGGACATTGCCGTTTTTCCGAGATTTCACAATGCCTGCAACGTCTGATTTCATTCTCACATTTAGCGCCTCAAGTCCATTTAATGCAAACGCGTGGGCCATGGGTGCTAATGTCTTTAACAGAACTCTTGGGCAGCAAATTGCTGGTGCGGGGACTGCAATCAACACACCACAGACCGTCACGCTTACAGCGTCCAACGTGCCTGCGGGTCATGTAGTTCGTATAAACTTTTGGAAAGGAGCCGCAGCCCAAAGCCCTGCACTTTCTAATGTCAGCGTAATATTCTAAGTATGAAACTTCTCTACAACACCCAAACAGAACAAGTCCTTCCGTGGCCGCGCATTGATGAGGAGCCGATTGTCGGCCTTGCTCCAGAGCTTTTGGAGATGACTGTGGTGGAAAGCGAACCGCCTGCCTACAACCCCGAAACCCAAGTCTTGAATCAATCGGATGTCGTAGATGTCGAAGCGCAAACCGTGACGCGCACTTGGACCGTCACCGATCTCACCTATACCGCAGAGCAGTGGACTTCCCGATTCCTGACGAGTCTCCAAGTCATCGGGTTGCAACGTCTTGAGATGGCTCTTGTGACGAGCGGCCAGACTCTCGGTCCCGCCATGACGGCGATGAAGCAGTGGCTTGAGGGAATTCTGTTGGCCTCGTCGGTTAGCCCAGATCCCCGCAGCGATTGGCCCGAACCGCCCGTGACTTACGAAGCTGCTTCGCAGGAAGCCGCCTCGCAATTGAGCGCCATTTGACACGCTTTCCGGCTGCGTATAATTTATCTCACGCTTACGAGTAGCGGTAATACTCGGCTCGAAAAAACAACTGCGTGTATAGGCCCTTTCCGCAGAGGGTAAAGAAAACCTTGGATCTAGCGTCTGGCTCCGCAATGGCGGTTTTGGACATCACTAGATTCATAACCACAAAACCTCTCTTGAAAGGAGAAAAACAGGCTTATGTCTGCACCTAACATTCAGAAATTGTTTCACGAGCATGCTGGTTTGATTCGCAACAACGTTGCGAAGAACATCACCAACTCGGACTTTTACCTCAAGCACTTGCCTAAAGAGCCTTGGCTCGACGGGCAGGGCACTCAATACAGCTACCCGATCTATGAGCGGGTGCTTCCTACATCACCCGTCGCCTTCTCGGCCTGGTCGAGCAGCAACGGCGAAGCCGGAGGCCAGTGTACCAACGCCGGTCAAACCCTCGACCGCTTCGGCATCACCCTGCGCCAGACGAGCCTCAAAAAGGCCTCGCTGAACTCGCCCGACATCTGCTTGGACGACCTTCAGTTCGCTTGGCAGGTGGAAGATCAGGTTCGGAATATCATCCGCATCCTGACCGAAAACACCCGCTGGGTCTGGACCAACGCGTACCAGGACGAGTACCTCAACGCAGTCAGCAACTATTTGGCGGTCTACAAGACGGCCAATAGTGGAGTTGTGACCGCCACGCGCTCGCAGTTCTTTGCCGGTGCGTCTGATGCCTTGGCGACTTCCGCCACTTACGGCACAGCGTCCGGAACTGCGATGGCCGCTGGCACTGTTGCGGCCAAAGTCGGTAAACTGACCTGGGATGTCCTTGAGTTCGTTTACGAACAAATGGGCTATCTCGGCGGCTCGATCAATCCGTACACCCGGGTTGACGAAATGACGCCGGTCTACGCCTTGGTCGGCGATCGCTTCAGCTTCTACGATCTGAAGATGGAGGACAGCAACGTCCGTGACGACTTCCGTTACGCCTTCGAGGGCGCTGGCAACAGCAGCCCGATGATGGCGGCTCCGGGACTCTCCGGTACGTATCGCGGGTTCAAGTTCTTCACGGTTGAGTTTCCGCCGCGCTACACGTTCAACGATACCGATCGTAAATGGACTCGCGTGCAGCCTTTCGAAGGCTCCAACGCGTTGACCATCGGTCGCCAGTTCGAAGTGTCGCAGGCTTACAAGGACGCTCCGTTCACGGACACCGTGGTTTACCACGCGGACGTGCTGAAGATCCTCATCCCGAAGCCCACGGGCGTCGGCCAACTGAAATACAATCCGGCCTATTCCTGGTCGGGTGAATTCACTTGGAGGAACATCCAGGATCGCTTGATCAATCCGGACGGCAATATTGGGTACTTTCGGGCCCTCTATGCCTACGGTCCTAAGCTCCTGCGCCCTGAACTCGGCTTCGTGATTCGTCACCGCCGCTGCCCGCGTGTTGTTGACGCGCTCAACTGCGCGAACACCGCGATTACGGCCTAAGTTGTTCCCAACACTGCCCCGGAGTAAATCTCCGGGGTAGACTGGGGGCAACCTCGCAAACCACATGAAATCCATCACATTTCCCGTTCCTAACGGCATGGTTCCGCCTGATGGGGTTACCGAAGGTTCGACATTCGAAGCTTTGGCGACTCTTCAGCTCGGAGCTGGCACTCTCACTCTCACCGCCATCGACGGCCTTCCCGTCGGCGAAGCTCCTGCCGAAGCGGAAGCCGAACCGACCGAAGACGCCGGTTTTGACGAGGCGATGATGACCGCCCTCGCCAAGGAGTAACGCCGGATGATTATCGACCAGGAAAGACTGGTTGATGGCTTCCGTGGCTTGGTCGGCATGGATGGAAGCCGCGATCCGTCCCAGATTGCTGACGGCGCGGCGTCCTACGCCGAAAATTGCACTTTTCGGGGCGCCGGCGGTCCTAGAACGCGGCCGGGTTTTTCTCAAATCCGAGCTTCTTATTGGCGATCGCCAACGTCAGTCGCTAGTGGGCAGCCGGGATTTGACGAGTGGGTCCAAGACGGCCTTTCGGGACCAAGATTAACGGGAGACACTTCTACTTCCGCAAGCCGGTTTGAAGCGTACGTCCGGGCAGGGCGGTATTATCAAGGGGGTTTAATTTATAATGACCCCCGCGAGGGGCGACCGGCGCAGCTTATCCTCGTCATCGATGGGCGCGTCCTAGCGATTGATCTAACAGCGGGTTCGTGTTTTTGGGTCAACCAGTCAGTTCCGATACTGAACACCGTTCCGGTTTATTTAGTACAAGCCGAGAAATTTGTCGTCATCCAAGACGGCGCAAACGAGCCGATCATCTATGACGGCTATGGCTGTCAACCGGCGAGCTATTACGGTTCCCCTAGCGTTCCGTCCGGAAAGCAAATGGCGTACGGACAAGGGCGACTTTTTGTGGCCGTCAACGACGGCAGTGAAATAATGGCGGGGGATCTCATTTACGGAGGCAGCGTGTCCAGCGTAGCAATTAAAAGCACAAGCGTAGACTTTCCGTGCGTTGTTACGACAGAAGCACCTCACGGTTTTTCGGCGGGCGATTCAGTCACAATCACCGGACACAGCAGCACCCCGAACATCAACGGAACATACGTTGTCGTTCAAAGAAACGACGAGTACTCGTTTGTGATACCCGCTGCGGTTGCAACCGCCGGGGCTGGCGGTTTCGTCGCGAGATTCAATTCAGGTAGCGATCAAGATTTGCTGAATTTTAGCGAGCATACGTTTTTAGCCGAAGGTGGGTCGTTTTCGTTGCCCGGCGAAATGGGAAAAGTACAGACCATGGCGTTTGTTCCAGTCCAAGATGACGCGACTGGACAAGGCGATCTTATCGCGTTTTGCGAGCGAGGCGCCGCGAGCTTTACCGTTTCGCTCGAACGAATGCAATGGAAGCAAACCAAAGGTTTTCAGCGCGTGTTATTTTTGAACGTAGGGTCGGCGGCCGAGAGTGTGCAAGCAGTAAACGGGGATCTGTTTTTTCGGAGCTTGGACGGAAACGGAATTCGCTCGTACCGGAGCGCGCGCGCTGATTTTGAGGGCTACGGCCAAACGCCCATGTCCTCAGAAATCGACTCGATCTTAAAATACGACACATCGTATCTTCTGGAGCGCGTAAGTTTTGCCTACTTTGATGACCGTCTGTTGATGACTTGTTGGCCTCGCGCGGTCGTTCCTACTGCGTCGGGCAGTACAAAAGCAGCGCAAGATGCAAGCGCCGCTTTGCTCGCGGACGCGCCGGTTAACATTGTCTACGACGGAATCGCGGTATTGGACTTTCGAAACACGGCAGGGAACCGAGAAAAATCAGCAGCTTCGTTTGATGGCGTGTGGACTGGAATCTCTCCCTTGCAAGTGTTTGCCGCCGAGGTCGGCGGTGTTCGTCGCATGTTTGCCATATGCTTTCACACCAACTTCCATGAATTGTGGGAAGTGTCTTTAGACCGAGAGCATGACATTGATGGCGCAGGCGTTGTTCGGCCCGTCAATGCGCTCGTGAACACGAAAAGCTTTGATTTCAAGGAAGAGTATAATGTCAAAAAGCTACTGAGGTGCGACGTTTGGTTCGACGATTTGGGCGGCGGGCCCGACGAAACGTTCGAGTGCAAAATTTATTGGCACGCCGATGATAGCCCGCAGTGGGTGCATTGGCACACTATTACACAGTGCTTTGTAACGCAGTTTGTTCCAGACGGCGTTTCCAATAACGTACCTGATTACGCCCGGGGGTATATTTCTCAATTTCGGCTGCCTACCCCGCCGGAAGCTGACAACGCAGCGACTGAATTACCCGCAAACTTAGGGCACGAATTTGCGCTACGCATTTCATGGCGCGGCCGCGCGAGGTTAGGCAGGCTGCTATTACACGCTACTAAGCAGACCGAATCCGTTGGAGGAGGCTCAATTTTATGAGCTGCCGCGCTATAACGGCGGCGCCACTGGAAATAGGGGCTACTACCGGGGTAGGTTGTAGACCGCTCAGCGGGGGGCTTTCAGCACCAGTGTACGCGACCGCAATCTTGCCGACGCAGCAACTGCTGGGGACGCAAGCATTCGACGGGCATCTGAGCTACAATCGCCCGACAGAAGCTGTATATTTACTCATTAACAGCAACCGTTATTTATTGCTCAGCACGTTTGCGGCAAATGATGACACATTGAATTTCAAACTATCGCTTTAATGCCGAACTACACCACAAACAAAACGATAGCGCAGCTTGACCCAGTGCTAGAGCCGGTCGCAGCTACGGACTTGATGTTGGTCTCAAGAGCGAGTGAAACCTTCAACGCTTCGATGGCCTCATTGCGTAACTGGATTTACAATGGCGGAATCGAAGCTCCTCTTACATCGACGTTGACCACAGACGTCGCGATCGTGCGGAGGGGCCAGGTAGCTGCGGAAGTAGGGTTAGCGAACCTTTTGCCCGGCCTATCGGTTACGGCCAGTAAGCTACAAGACGGGTCCGTCACTGAAACAAAACTGCAAAGCAGCCCCACCGACGATTCGCAGCGCGCGGTTGGGCGAAACCACATTAAGGCGCGGGCTATCGGCGACGAGCAGCTTGATCATCCGGTAAGCGCCGCGCCAACAGATTCTAATCAGGTTCGACCCGTTCAAGAGAAGCACCTCGCGGATAATGCGGTGGGCAGTCGCAGTCTCAAACCAGGAGCTGTGGGATCGACGAACATTGCGACCGAAGCTGTTTTGTCCACTCACTTCGGGCGGGGAGTAACAGGCGGCCATCCGGCCGGCGACCTTGATGCCTGCGTACACTTTTTGAATTCAGCGCCCGATGGGACCACGCGCTGGTTTGGGCAGCAAGAAGGTACTTTTTTTACTCAGCTACGCTCAAACTTAGAACTAACGGCATCCCGAAATAGAAGTTTTCCAGTTGTCGGTCGTTCCCGGGCGGCGGCTCCGACGTTTCCAGGCGGCTCGACTTTGACCGCTGGATTCGGCGGGGCCTTTAGCGGCGGGGTATTACTTCCCGATGGGCGCGTGTTTCTAGTTCCTTTCAATTATACGGAAGCAATGATTTACGACCCGAGGAAGGATGTGATTGTATCGGCACCGACTCCAGAAAACGGAACTTATCCCAACACAGGCGCCCTTTTTGCCGGCGGCGTTCTCATGGCGGACTATCCCGTGTCGGCGGCTGGCGATGCGCTTGACAGCGCGTCTTACAATTATACCCGCATACCTCAAATTGCTGTGGTGTGCGTTCCATACAACTCCAAGCGAGCGCTGCTGTACTATCCTTACGAAAATAGATCTGTGTGGACCAACGAAGTCGCGTCGCTTCCGAACAGAGCGTTTGTAGGAGGGGTTATGCTGCCAAACACGCGCAAGTTCAGTGGACACCGGTCCGCGTTTCTGGCACCAAACGCCAGCGTTAATCCTGCGATAGTTCGCATGGACGGCACTCTAGAAGTGCTTACGGGTCTTAATAAAGGGACGTATCTTACTCGCGGGGCCTCGTTAACTTCCCAAGGCGACGTGTTTTTCGGCGCACATGTTTATCAAAGCGGAACAGGTGCGCTTGCCCCCGGCGGTTACAACGGGTCACAACAGCTAAACTTGTTTCCAACTCCGTCCGAGCCGCAGTCGCATTTTCGCGCAGCCCCATTGCTTAACGCTCGAGGCGAGATATTGATTCCGCTCGTCGATCAATCTAGCCCGACGACGTTAAAGATAGAGGTGTTCAGCTCTGACGCGCAACAGTTGTTACGCACGGCGGTCAGCCTCCCGGTCAGCACTGTCGAGGACTATTCCGGCATGGTCCGGCTGCCGGATGGGTTTGTCGTTCTCATTCCGGGGCGGGCACAATTTCCGCGCGTTTTTGACTCTGACGCTTCTGGCTCCACCGCTTCGATTCAGCTACCGGGGTTTCCGACGCCTCCAACCACCCAAGACGGCTTCGGTAAAGGAGCTTATGCGGGAGGAGTTGTATTGCCGGACGGCCGGGTGTTTTGTGTTCCTTGCACCGCGACCAAAGCCATGATCATTACCCCGAGGGCTAGTTGCGCTCCTTTCGGATGGGATATACTATTAAGCCCACACTTCAATAAACGTTAATTATGCCGCTTATACCCGGAACTCTGCCCGTAAACTCAAAGTATCCGAGCAATCTCCAAACTTTGTTGGAGACGTTTGCGTCCTATTTGACCGCGCCAGCAGGCAAAAAGATTGTGTTTATCAGTGGGGTAAACACCAACGTCCCGACTGACGGATCGGCGCTGTGGCTAGATACTTCCAAGGGAACCCTCAACGGGTTTTGGGACGCGAAATGGCAGACTGTGATAGGAAGCAATATTGTCACGGCCAGCTTGTCGCACTTTTCCACTTCTGGAGTGATAGCGACGGGTTCGTCAACGGCCTTGCCGGGGAACGCGGGGGCCAACGTGCTAAACACGCCGGGCATCACCCCGCGCACAACCGCCAACAAAATGCTGGTTCGTGCTTTTTTGCCGAGCTGTTCCATCGGCGGGGCAACGTACCCCGCGTCCATTACGGCGGGCCTGATGGCTGGCATCGAATCGACGTGCTTCGCCGCTACGGTAACTAGTTTTGGCGGCGCCGCCGAGTCGAGAAGTATTATTGTCGAAGGGCTGCACACCCCCAACACTACGACCGCTGTTACTTATTCGCTGCGCGTCGGGACTACCAGCGGCACTGCGTATCTCGCGGGCTCTAGTACCACGCCAGACCTCTTCGGCGCGAGTGGGAATGTCTTAGTGACAGTTGAAGAAATACCGGCTTAATGGCTACTTCGTTTGTCCAAGCACGCGGGTTATTCGCCGCCTACGTCGATAATGGCGTAGCCACGAGCAATTCTGCACGCATCGACAGCCGAATAAACGAAGCGCAACGTCGTCTGATCGATCATTTTAATTTTGTCTCTCGGCAGGAAGAGGCAGAGCGTACTGAGCTTGTCTGGCAAGCTGGTGGCACGACCGGCAATCCACTTACCGGGCTCTTGATTCTCGACGAGCCGGACGCGACCAAGAGCATGATCCTCGCGCTATGGCGCGAAGAGAACAACGACTTAGAGCGGGCGGCTGTTCTGGAGCAAAAAGCTTACTCGTATATCGAGCGCAAAATCACCACCACGGTGGACCGCGAGCGTAAGACCGCGTTTCAAACTTTGGCCCTGAGTAGCCAAAACACTTTCGGCGGCATGGTCGGGCGAGTTGGGCTTGAGACCGTTTCTAAGTATCGGCTTACCGCGACCCGTATTCGGTCTTACCTTAATCAGGCATACCAACAGGCGATAGACCACCACAACTTCATTGCTCGGTCGGAGGAATTTGATCGTGTCCCGCTGACGTTTATCGCGCTCTCCAGCGACGCCACTTCATTTCCAGCCGCGCTACCGGGAGAAGTCATCCGCCTCCTGACGCTGTCTTTGTTGATGACCGACAATGGAGCCGACGGTGGCGCGATCAAAACGCAGGCATTCGAGTTGATCCAGCGCAACGTGATGGCTTTGGTCGAGGCGGAACGTAAAGGTTATCCCGGCGAAGCTGGCCGCTTGCACAATGAGCTGCCCGGCGGAACTCGGTTTAAGACCAGTCGGCTTGAAACCTATTTGTCTCAAGCGGGGACCGACGCTGCCGCTCAGTGGGCTTTCTTCGCGCGCCGCGAAGACTACAGAGAAACCGACCCGCCGTTTCCGTCGTTTCCTTTTGAGATCAAAAAGAAACTAGTCGAAGCGTATATCGCGACCGCTGGCGGACAGGCCGACGTTGCAACCGCCTTGAAGCAAGAAGCCGCTTCGTTGATCGAGCGCGATCTAATGGCAAGGGTTGAAGCTAATCGGCGCGACCAACCCGGCGAGATTGGGCGATTGCACAACGAACTACCCGATGGCGTCAAAGTGATGACTGCGCGCATCGTAGACTACATGAATCAAGCGGTCTTGGACGCGACGGCCCATTGGAACTTTTTGATTCGCCGCGAGGACTACTCCACCGGCACTCTGCCTATCCCGTTCCCCTATGAAATTCGCAAAAAGCTGATCGAATCGTATCATGCCACGACGCGCGGCGCCGCAACGGCAGGAAACGACAAAGTCGTTGATTTGAGCGTGAGCCTTAAAGCCGAGGCGTTTTCGCTTATCGAGCGCAACCTGATGGCGCAAGTGGAAACGGCTCGTCGCGAGTACACCGATGACGCAGACGTCGCCAAGCTGCACAACGAACTTCCCGAGGGGCTCAAATACCCGACTACTCGCCTTGCCGCGTATTTGTCCCAGGCGGTAAGCGAAGCTACGGATCACTTCACTTTCTTGGCGCGCCGAGAAGATTACAACGCGACCGCGCCGACTTTTCCGTTTGAGATCCGCAAAAAGCTCGTTGAAGCATGTATCGCCGTTGCCCAAGGGACGCCCGACGTCGCTAGTCAGTTGAAGCAGACGGCGTTTGAGCTGATCGAACGCAACCTGATGACTCAGGTAGAGGCTACCCGTCGCAGTGTTGCCGGACTTCCGGACGAAACCCGTTTACACAACGAACTTCCCGACGGCGTGAAAGTCCCGACAGCGAGACTTACGACTTACTTGAGTACGGCGGCAACGGAAGCCCTCGCGCACTACAATTTTCTGGCGAAACGGGAAGACTACAACGCGACAGCTCCTGCGACCTTTTCTTTTGAAGTCCGTAAAAAGTTGGTCGAGTCCTACCTCGCTACCGCTCAAGCCGCTCCCGACGTAGCCACCAAACTAAAACAGGAAGCCTTTGAACTTATCGAGCGTGACCTGATGACTCAGGTAGAAGCGTCTCGTCGCGCTGTAGCTACATTCGCGGGGCGGCTGCACAATGAGTTGCCTGACGGCGTGAAAATCCCAACGGCGCGGATTGACGCTTACCTGACAACCGCCAACACCGAGGCCGCCGCGCACTTTAACTTCTTGGCCCGCCGCGAAGATTACAAGGCGACCGCACCCGGGACGTTCGACGACGAGATCCGCAAAAAGCTCGTCGAATCCTATGTTGCCACCTCCCGGGGGCAAGCCGACGCCGCTGCGGCCTTTAAGCAAGAAGCCTTTGCCCTCGTGGAAAGGAATCTCGTTCGCGGCGTCGAAGAAGCCCGGCGCGATGCGACCGGAGAAATCGGGCGCCTCCACAACGAAATCGCCGGAGGATTGCAGATCCCCGCTTCGAGGATGCAGACGTTGGCCGACCAAGCCGTCACAGAAATCCGTTCCCATCAGGCGTTCCTCCAACGGCGCGAAGATTACAGCGGCCCGCGCCCAGCCGTGACGTACGAGCAGAAAAAGCTGATGATCGAGAGCTACTTGGTCCCGGCCGCCATGACGCGCAAGAACAACTCCCCGTCTGGATCGGTAGTTGTCGTCAACGGTCGTGACGATGATTCCAAGTATGCCGACGCAGCCGGAGCCATAAAGGCATCGGCTCTTGCTCTGGTCGAACGCGACATTGTGGCCGACATCGAAGAAACCCGCCGCGCCAAGCGGCAGCAGTTGTCGGCCTCTGCCCCGGACACGTTCGGTTACCACTGGGGCAGAGCGGGGCTGGAACTCCCCGAGGCGTATCGCCTTTCCGATGCCGCCGTGAAGCGGTTCATCAACACCGCCGAGGAGCAGCTCATGCTGACCGGCAAATGGGTTGGCAGCGTGGACACTTACACGCTCAACGTCACCGCGACGGGCGAGTTTTTCCTGCCCCAGGAGATTGAGACGATCCTTTTCATGTCCTTCGATAACAATCCCCGTGCCGTCCATGATAGGTACTCCGAATGGCTGCGCGGCGGTCCTGGCTATCGCGGGGACGACTACGCTTGGATGCAAGGCGCAGTCGATCGCGGCGAGGCCCCCGATCCCGCTGACGGCAACAAGCTCAAGCGGAAATACTTCATCACTCTGCCTGACACTGTCCCCGTGGTCCGTATCCTCGGGAAACGGCGCTTCTTGCCTCATGCTTCAGACAACGAGAAGATGTATCTGCGGAACTTTGCCGCCGTCTTCGAGGCCGCCAAGGGTTTTCTTCTGGGAGGAGACCAGATCGCGGCCCATATGGAGAAGGCCACCCAAATGCTCGCCACCCAGCTCGCACAGCAGAACTTCACGGGGCAGCCGCCCATCCGACGTGCAGTCCGCTTCATGCGGTGATATAATAACCTGCTAACCCATGATCTACGATTCACCTGAATGGAGAGACGCCCGAGACGCCAAACTGCTTGAATGGTTTGGCGGAGACCGAAGCGCACTCGACTTTATCACGACGCTCGGCGGCATTTCCGAACTCTGGGATGCCCTCGTGGACGGGGACGAGTTGCCGCCCCGCGAAGAAATCGACCTGACTTTCTGGGGTGCTTTGGTCGAGCTGCCGACCAACGAGTTTTTCAACGCGCACAAAGCGAAGCTGATGCCGCTAATTTTCCAAGCCATCATCGCTTGGCGGGATTCGGTGGAACTGGAGCGCGAAGGGTCAAGAGGGCGCGCCTATGCGTTGACGCTCCGGGACGTCCATCTCCTGATGGCTCCGATGATCGTGATGATCCTTCGAGGCCCCGAAGCCGCCCGGGAGTCGAGCCTTGAAATGTGGAAATTCTTCACCGCGAATGACGATCCAATTGAGTGGATCGGGAAGGAGGCCGCATGAGCATGGGCGGCAGCAAAGGCGATCCGGGGAAGGTGAACCGGGAACGGGAGCAAAAAGGAATTCAGCTTGCGGACAATGCGTACGGGAAATCGATGGCCGCGATCAAAGCGTACGTCGATAAAAGTATCGCTGCGGCCAAGGAGGTTGTTACGCTAGAGCAAGAAAGAGCTGGTGACTACCGCTCTCTTATCGAGTCCGCCAACACCGAATATTCTACATCGATGCAAGATGCCATCGCGTCTTTTCGAGACGCGCTGCCGGCACTCTACGCAGAAGAGAAAGGCTATATCGACGAATACAAAACTCGTTCAGACGGCCTTGTTACGCGCTCAGGCCAAGAGGCAGTCGATTTCAACCTAAAGAATGCAGACAATTTTATTAGTTTTGCCGACAAGTTGACGGAGTCTGCGTTCCGTACTCGGCAAAGCATGATCGACCGGGCAAACCCGTATCAGTTAGCTCAGCAAGAGCAGATTAGCCGGAACAACCTTGAGATGTTACAAGGGCGTTTGCCCGCCGACGTGATGGCTTCCGTGCAACGGCAAAGCGCGTACGGGGCTCTTCAGGGAGGACTTGGGGCTGGAAGCCAAGCGGGATCGGCGTTGGCCGCTCGTAACTTAGGCCTCACTTCGCTGGATCTTGCGATGCAGGCAGACCAAAGCGCCCAGAATTGGGCGAAACTTATCTACGACACCCAAGTATCCGGATTGCAAACCACGGCAGCGCAGGCCAGTGACTACCTGGGGATAAGCAGTAAAGACGCGCTAACAATAAACCAGCGAAACAACGAAAATATATTTGGAGCGCAACAAGCATACGTTCGGAATCAACAGACTGGCTTGAATACAATTTTAGGGGCCCGGCAAGGCGTCGCACGGGATGTTCTTGTGTCGCAAAGCGACATGGGCAAGACACGATACTTGGGCGGGCTAGACGCGATACTAAAAAGCGGCGCCATGCAGACCTCTGCGTACGACTCCGCGTCAAGACAGTCTGTCGCGGCTGCTACAACGTGGGGTGACTGGAGACAGAGCATCAACAACACGTCTTGGCAAAATCAACTTCAAGTAGAAGCGGACAAGAACCGGCAATACGCAGCGGGGCTATCTTCTATCGCGTCACTCGGCGGAGCTGTCGCAGGGGGTTTAGTAGGCACTTTCGTGGCCCCTGGGTTAGGCACTGCCGCAGGTGCTTCATTAGGGGCGAGCCTTGGGGGATCGCTTGGCGGCAGTGGAGGCGGCGGAGACTACAGCAGGAGCTTCTCGGCACCCCAAAGTCGCTTTAGCTTCAACGATATCCTAGGTGTCGGAAGCTCGTTAAGCTCGATGGTGACGGGAGGCTTAGACCGTAATTCAGGTTTTTATGGATCGGCTACCGGCGCGGCTAAAGCGTGGGGAAAAGACCCTTCTGAGATGTCGCGGTGGGGTGTCGGTCAGTATTATTACACTCCAGCCGGTCAGTATGGGGTTGGAAATAAATCATTCAGTTATATTTAAGCATTATGGCAGGAGCAGCATTCGCACCAATCAGCACAGCACCTCCATGGGACTGGAACCCCATCGGAGTGGGCATCGCGGCGTTTAACGATGTCCGTCGCACTAAGCTCATGCAGCAAGAGGAGCAGCGACGCCAAGAGGAGTCGGCGCTCAACAACGCCATCAAGCGGGAGACGCTGCCGTACGCGGCCACGGCGGCGCAGCTTGAGCTTGAAAAGCTGCGAGCCCAAATAACAGCAAGCCAAGCGGCAGCCAGCGAATCCTTGGCGACTGCCGAATATCGGCGGTCTTTAGCTCAAGGCAGCCTCGAAGGTGACGACGATTTTTCTGGACTCTATCCAGATCAATTCCGCGATCTTTTTGGTCCTGGCTCAATCGCCCCCAAAGCGACTCCGGGACAAGCGACGAAACAAGCAGCTCCGATTTCGGACGATGCGCGTCGCATGGCGCCGCAAGACATGATGGATCGGCCAGGTCCAGTGTCTTTGTCCGAAACGACAAGCGCGGCGGCCGGCAATCCATTACTGCGAACTTTTGCAGAGGCGCCCAGGTCTAACGTTCTGGACAACTTCGGAGCCGACCTTGATTTGACCGAACTTGCGCCCGTTGGCTCTGACGCGTCCGTGCAGGATGTTTCTCAGCCGATTAGCGACTTTGAGAAAGCCGAAGTGATGTCTTCAGCGAGCCGCACATTGTCCCAGAATCCCCTGACAAACTTCCAAACGCCGTATACTGGCGGGGACGCAAAGTCATTTGCCAGCCAGCCGGACGCCGAAACCGAGACGCCGCAAGGGCCATCTGATCTGCGGAGGTTCCTCCAAGCGGACAAGGACCTGGAGCGAAACATCAACGCAGCAGTCTACAGCTCCAGCCGCAAAGAGGCGCCGAGAATTCAAGGAAAATACCGCACAACGCAAAAGCGCATCCTAGACGAAGCCGCTACGCGTTTCGGCTTGGGGCCGCAAGAATACGACGCCCTGCGGAAGTTTGACGACGACTCGTTGAATCTTTACGACGAATTGTCGCGGACTTCCCAAGGCGCGTACACCCCAGCTCAGCTTGTAGGCGCGGTGCAAAAAAGAAACGCCGAAAAGACAGAGGAAGCCTTTGCTGCTCTGCTTGGCAAACCTCAGAGCGGACCCGATCCGGAAAAACTATTGGATTTGGGCAAGAAGCGGGTAGATGCGCTGACGACCGCTGCGGCCGCAACGACTGACCCAGTAGAAAAAGAGTTTCTTAACCGGGAGATCACACGGTTAAACCGCGAAGTGTCGGGGGCTCCGACGATGACGGCGCGCGATTATGTCGGCATCTGGTCCGAAAAGCGCGCGACCGCACCTGACGATGGCACGCGAAGCCAGCTCGATAAATCGTTTAATCTGCCGAACGACGACACGGTCTTGGATATCGACCGTTTCGATAACGATGCACGCGCGCGGAAAGTTGACGAAGCGACGTTGCCAGCTCTCCGGGCGGCCGCCATGAAAGCGGCCCGTGATTCTGGTAGGCCCGTGATTTCGAGGGGGCGGCAAGGGATTTCAATCTTCGCGCCCGAAGATCTTACCGATGAATCTATCGGAGCGATGACGGGCAGCGCGAATGCAGCTACAGCGCCCGCAGCCAAACCCGCCAACGTCGCCAAACCGAATCCGTTTACGGCAGAAAATATGGATGCGGTTGACGCCTCGACCCGAGAAACCGCTGACCAGAGGTACAAAGCTTTGAGCGCACGAGCGAGCAGCGCGAAGGCTCAGCAGGCAAAGTCCGGCAAACGAGCAAGCGTCGAGTTCCAAATCGCCCAGCTTACAAAAGATCAAGCGGCGATCGTTCCTTTGCCGGGAGCCGACGGACGACTAGACTATGAGTCGGCGAAAAAACAATGGAGCCGCATCGATTCCGAGCTAAAGAAACTTCGCGCCCAACTCGGTAAACTTTAGTTTCTGGTGCTTGCATCATGGCTTGGTACGACGAAATTCTGGAAGCCGTTGACCCGTATCTCCCGGGGCGAAGTGGGCCGGGTGTCCGGAACTTGAGCGAGATCAAAGGGCAGCCGATCTCCACCCTGTCCGACGCGGAGCTGCTTGAGAAATACGGCCCGATGCCGAATCTCGAAGCCGGAGCCGCGTCGATGGTTACTGGCCGCGAGGTGCTTTCGCCGTACTACGGCGAAAACCTTGACGCAGAAATTGCCAAGGCGAAAGCGTTCGACAAAGAGAATCCAGAAGCGGCTTTGCCCTTTATGAAAAGGCAGCCCGCCGGATTCCGGAACCCGCGTGCGTGGGCAGAAGATCAAAATCAAGGGGCGATGGATGTCCCTAAAGGCCGATACTACGGAGACGCGTATACCATCGACTACGACAAAATTGACGCGCCCGTATTTGTAAAAGTGGAGACCGGAGAAAAAGTGCAGAAGGCCGCGCACTACAACCCCGAAACTGGAATTAGGTTAAACAGTCCTGAATTTGTTGCGGCTAAAAGCAAAAACTATTCGCAAGAGCCGCTCGGAAAGAGCGTCGCGCAATATTTAGACAAGAATAACATGGAGCCGCCGGACCTAGAAGCAGCGGCAGCCAACCCCCGCAGTGACGTCAGAGAAACATTGGAACACGAAGTCGGCCACCATTTTACTGACAACAGTCCCGACGCAACATCCGGTTATGGACACATTGGGCGCCCCCGAGAGATGGCGAACGCGTTAGGTAAAATCCAACGGGACGCCTATGTGCTATACGGCCAACGGTTTGAAGCGCCGTCCCAGTTTCAAGACTACCTTAGCCAAGAGTGGAACAAGCCCAAGGAAGAGCGTTTTAAGGGGTTCTCAAAGGAGGCAAAACGCGGACTCCGGGCACTCATGGACTCTAACGGCGAAGTCAGGATTCAAGCCATCAACGCGATTCCCAAGTTCGTAACCGCCGACCCGAAGCCCGAGCCGACGTTTGACGATTATCTGGATTACTGGAAGTCCCGGCCAGTTGCATCATAACCTAACAACCGCTACTTTTAGCAATGGCTTGGTACGACTATCTTCTGGAGCAAGAAGACGAAGAAAAGGTTCAAGGGTTAAACCAGCGGCGGGTGTCTTTAGATGAACCTGCCGAGCTGGCGATACCCCAAGAATCTGCGCCCGAGCAGGAGCAGGAGTCGGCCAAGAGTCTTTTGCCTTCGTTGGCCGACAGCTCCCGAGGGTTAAACGTCGGAACCAGATTCGAAGCCGTCCCCCGTACTCTGGGAGAAGAGTTCTCTGTCGGATTGAGCCGGGGCGGGGACCAGCTCGAAGGACTGGCTTACGGCTTCTTGGGGCTGGCCGCCGACGGACTTGGTATCGAGCGGGCCGCCGATTGGGGCTACGACAATTATCGTCGGGCCATGGAAGAGGCGGCCACGCAGGCCGCTTCGGTGCAGGATCCTTTTGAAGATATCGAAGACTTGGGCGATGCCGGCCGCTATGCCGTCGGCCTCCTCGGCGAACAGCTCCCCCAGCTTTTGACCTCGATTCTGGGAGGCGGCGTCGGCGGCGCGGTCGGTAAATCGCTCGCCAAGCGGATGGTCATCAACCAGATCGCCAAGCGTCGGGCCGCCGGAGAAGTGGCCGACGAAGCCGAGCGCAAAGTCGCCGAAGAGATTACCCGGGGCCTCCTGACCCGATCGGTGGGGGCCAAGGCCGCCGAAGGAACCGCCCGTGGACTTGCGGGGACTGTCGATGATGCTGCGCGGGGAGTTCAGGGGGCCGTTTCCAGCGGAACCCGCTACGGCGCCATGACCGGCGCGTACCTCGCCAATTTGGGACAGATTTCCGGCGGGACTTACGGCCAGATCCGGGATGAGACCGGGGAGGGTGGCAGCGAAGCAGTCACGGCGGCTCTCGCCACATCGGTCCCCGGCGCCGCGCTGGATACTTTGTTTGAGGGATTCGTGGCTTCGAAGATTCCGGGCGTCAACAAGATGTTTGGCGTCGAAAGCAAGCCGCTGAATTTGAAGTTCCCCGGGCGCGTTGCCGCTGGAGCGGCCAGAGGGGCGGCCATCGGTGCGCCGCTGGAGGGCGCGACCGAGTATCTCCAGACCGGCCTCGAACAAGCCGCCGTTGGCATGGCCGACCCGAACCAGACTATCGAAGAGCGGCTCAACGCTCCTGGGGCGGGGAGGGAGCGTATGATCGCGGCAGCGGCTGGCGCCACAATCGGCGGTATGCTTGGCGGCGGTGGCGGCGTGTTGGAAAACCTCGCACCTCGCACCAAGCAAGCGATAGACGGAATCGGTGGGGACGACCAAGACCAAGAAACTCCTGCCGCCCCCGAAACCCCGCAGGACATTCTGGGAGCGTGGTCGGAGCCGATCGAAAGGGACGGCCTCAAGTTCCGCTTCAACGAGAGCGCCGGATGGGCGGCCATCGATCCAGAGACGGAGTATGACGGGCGTGTCGGCGCAGCGGTTGATCTCGGCGGCGTCCGCGTAGCGCCCTTGGATCTGGGAACCATAGAAGGTGCCGCCCTAGCCAAGGAGCTGGAGTATTTCAAATCGCAGCGCGAAGCGGGGGTCGAAGGAGAAGCCGAGCCGGAACTCGCCCCTCGGCAAAAACCCATCAAGGAAACGCATGAGGCCGATCCCGCATACATGCCAGGGGCTTCAGGCTTCGTGCTTCTTGGTTCGGGGCAGTTTGATTTTTCCGAGGCCGACGCGACGCTCAAGAAGCAGGAGGCAGAAGCCGAGATCGCCCGCCTTGAAAAGGAGCTTACCGATCAAACCTTAAGCGCCAAAGAAGCTGAACAAAAAGCGACGGCAGTTGCCGCGCTTCGTGAGCGGTTGAGTCGTGCGCCGACGACCGCCGCTCGCCAAGCCATGGGGGCGGCCACGTTCGTCAGTGAGCTGGCGAACTCCCGGGGCGCACGCGAAGCTCAAGAAGCCGAAAATCGCAAAGCGTTGGAAGGCAGCGTCCTCACCGATCGAGTAGGAACTTTGAACTCGGGCGCCGAAGTAAGCATCGCTGATGGCCGAGGAGGAACTCGGAATGCTCGATTTGTGGGCCTTCGCAAAAGCGGCAATGCCATTTTTCAAGACGACGTCACTAACAATCGGTTTGAGCTTAAGCCGAGTCAGTTCGACCTCATAGCGAACCGGCCTCTCGAAGATCTTCGCACCCAAGAAGACGAATTTAATGCGGCGATCAACGCGGCGAAGACTCCCGAAGAATTGAATGAGGTGCTCGGGATCGCCGGAACTCAAGACGGAGATGCTTTCGTGCCGTCTGGAGCCAGTGGCAACGCCGCAGAAATCGCGGCAGCGGAGCAAGAGGTTGCTGAACTTTCGCAAACACTCGACCCCGCTTCCACCGCGCTCGTCGAAGCAAAACAAAAGCTCGCCGCGCTGAAGAACTCAATCGTTCGACTCCCCACCACAGTTTCCATTTCCGACGGCACAAGAGACGAGCCCCGAAACTACAAAATAGATTACGTTTCGGGCGACGCTGCGCCGAGCAAAGCTTCAGGCGTAGGGGCCGCCCGGGACCCGCAGCAGGCCGCAGTAGATGAGACTCCGGAAAGAAAAGCTCTGCGCGAGCAATACACAAAAGAGCTAAACGAAGTCCGGCAGAAGCTCGCAGACAGTGATCGCGGAGTATTCGCCGCAACGCCAAAGATCCAGTTGGGCATCGGCAAAGCGGGTCAAGCGCAGCGAGAAGCCTTGTCCGCCCGGGCTCTCGAACTGACGTCGCTCCTAGCCGAGATGCGAACTCCATTCGGGCCTCAACCCGCGCCAGCGAGCGATCTGTCTTCCGAGCCGGCCGGCCCCGCATGGAATAATGGCCGCCCGATTGTCGCTCGTTTAACGCCAGTTATCCAGACGCCGAAAGGTAATGCTCCGGTTCGCCCCACAAAACCGCAGCGGCAATCCCTGACGAACGAAGAACGCACCGCGATTTACGAAAGACTCTTTGAGGAGGAACAAGCCAAAGTGTTTGCCGGAGGCTTCTTCACCAACGAAGCCGGTGAATTGGAAGCGGTGCCCGAGACTAAAGAACGGAGAGACCAAAAGCTCCGCGACGCCGCAACCATCGCCCGGCAACGCACCGACGAAGTTGTCCGCGCTAGGGAAGACGAAGCTAATTCAGCGCAGCTCGGCGCTTACAACGAAGCTCTCACGCAGTTTAATCTCGCAACTAACAACCGAAACGTGGCGAAGCGCCGCGCCATAACCGACATCGCACGGCATCTGAACGCTGGTGACGTGGTGCCCGCAACCCCAGAATTGGTATCTCTGCTGCAAGGCGATCCGGACGTCAAAATCGAGCGCCGGCTGTTTCGCGGAAGAATTGCTCCTACAGTGGTGTCCGTCACTTGGCGCGGCGTTGACGGGAAATCCTCACCCGTCGAAGTCAGCCAAGGCTCGTATGACGCACCGGTCAAAACTGGAGCTGGTGTGCGTGACGAAACTGGCCGCTTCGTCCCAGAAGGGACGCCTGTTCTCGCGCAGAATCCGCTTAGTTTCACCCTCACCAACGTATCTCCGCCGAAAAATAAAGCCGGCCGAGACCAGCAACGGACGACTGGAGAGCAAGACCGAGAAGCGCTTGCCCGCCTCGACGCCGAAGAAGACGCAGAAATCCAACAAACTCAAACTGCGCTCACGGGGGCGATCCAAAACCGCGATAAAGCGCGTAAAACTTTTGACGCCTTACTGCGGGGTAACAACGCCGCCCTCGCGGAGCGTGATCGTCTGGACGCCGAGATTAGAGATGCCGAAATGGCGTTGGCTGAAATCGGATCGGCGGCACGCGCTCCCGAAAAAGCTGGAAATACGCGAGGCTTAACCAGCCAGCTCAACGCGCTTCGGAAGGCCCAAGACAAAGATCGGCAAACCCTTGCTGATGCAAAGGCGCAGCTCGAACAGATAGAAGCCGCGTTGCAAAACGCGACACCGAATCGTGAAGCCGAACTACGGCAGGAGCAGGCCGCCGTTAGCAGTCGGGCGGCCGAAGCCCGTAAGAATGTCCAGTCGAGAGCCCTGCAATTATCCGCGCTTGAGACGCGCATCGACGGAGAAAGCACCCTAGAAACACTTAACGAACGTTTGACGGCCCTTGCAGCGCGGCGGCAAGAACTGAACGCGCCCGAAGGCAAAGGCGGAAAACTCTTCGGTGAACTTTCGTCTAACGCGATTACCAACGCCGAAAAGGAAATTCGCGAGCTGCGCGAAGCCGTCAAAAAACAGCCGACAGGCCGCTTCGCCGCGTCTCAACTCGTTCGCGAAGGGCTCGGAGGCCTTAACTACGAAGCTCAATTGCGCGAAGCAGAAACACGGCTCGCATCACTCAAAGCAGAGCGAAAATCAAGAACTGACGAGCTAACCCAGATTAGGAGCGACGCTGAGCGTATCAAAAGAGCGATCGCTGGGCGGACAAAGCGCGTCAATCAGTCTGCCGGAAAACTCGCAGAAGAACGAGCGACCATCGAAGGACGGCTCAACACGCTCCGGGAGCAGCGTCTCGGACTCGTCGAAGCACCGAACGAACAGAACGCCTTGCGGGCCGCCGAGAAAGCCGTGGTCGATCTGTCCGCTCGCCTTGAGATGCTCCCCAACGCTTACGACAAGAAGCGGCTTGAAGCGAACCGGGAGTCGTCTGCGTACAGGCCCCTGAGCTTCAAAAAGCTTAGTGGCGTTGGAAGCTTCACCAAGATTTACCAGCAAGACCCAGCGCGTGGATTTGAGGCCGAGAAAACTCGTTTGTCGAGCAGCGCGGTAGATCTTCGCGAAGCGCAGCAGCTTAATCGACGAATGGCCGCGCTGCCCGAAGCGTTCAGCATCCTTTACCGTCAGCTCCTCGAAGGCCTCGAACCATTTCTGGGACGAACAACGGGCATTACAGTCGGAGGTGGCAGTCCGCTCACCAATGTCGAATCCGATGACCTCCGCACCCTGGCTCTGAAAAAGGCTGCGACGTCTACCATGGAGCAATTCGTTGCGGCGGCCTCTGGTCGGACGTCCACTCTTCCAGTAGCGACGCAGGTCGAAATTGCTCGTCGCTTTGCGGCGGCCTTGGCGGCTGCCCGCGCAGTCAAAAAACCCAAACCTACAGAAGACCTTGAACTCAAAGTCCGAAAAGCCGCTCTCGATCTGGGAGTAAGACTAAACGCGCCTGACTTTAACGATCTTGCTGTCCTGCGTGATAAGATTGCCGCCCGTTTTCGAGACAACCCCGACAAGACCTACGCCGTAAAGGTTTTCAACGAAACGCTCGACAGCCTTGAAAAAGTAATTTCTCCAAAAGGAAAGCGGCGCCAAGTTGCCAAAGCCGGAACGGAGGAACGTCTCGGGAAAAAAGATTATGACGCGATCAAAAAGACTGTGGTTAGCGCGGACAGCTCTCCCGAAGTTGATCGTTTTGTGGACGACCTTATCAAGGTCTCCCGGATCACGAGCAGCAAGGCTCCCCCGTTCAAAGTAGCCCAAGCCGCCGTTAACGCGGCCACCAAGTCGATCCGGAGGATGCGGAAGGAAGCCCCTTCGACTGTTTCCCTCGACGAACGCTTTGTGCCGGAAACCCTAATCGCGCCGCAAAAAGAAGAGCTGGAAGTCGGAAACGTCGCGAACGTGACCGAACTCACTGACGACGCGCCTGAAGAAGAAAATACACCGGGCGGAAGCGTGGGTCCTGAACTGTTAAGGCTCGTCGGCGAAGACAAAAAGCTGATGAGCAAACTCAGCACTGAAGATCAAAAGCTTTTTCTTGGAACTTTCGGGCTGGAATGGGACCCGTCCCAGGATCGCTATTGGTACAAAGACCCGGGCAAAATTGCTCGCCTCGAAGAACTCGTAACCGCGACGGGGCGCGTTGACTTCTCTAACTTAGACCCACGACTGCAAGAAATTATCCGCTACATCCAAGGCGACGTCAGCTACAATACACTCTATGGAATACCAGAAAACAACCTCATCGGAAAGAAAGCCGCTGACTGGAAGCCCAGTGCAACAGCCGAGCGACTCCTCCAACAAAAAGAAAACCGAGAAATCCTCGAATGGGCCAAGCGTGGCGGAAATGCAGGCCGCATTTCCGGACGTGGCTTGTCGGCTGCTGGCGATGGTGCTGTCGCAGGAGGAGCACCGCGAGTTAGCCAATCGCTTGGGGGGCCCGATCCTGATCCGGCTGGCGAAAGGGGATTACGGAGCCCTAGCGGACCTGATGCTGACCGATCCGGAAGCGTTTCAAGTGGCGCCGCTCAACCGATTCGAGGATCTCGCCCACGAACTCGTCTTCTCAACCGCACCGTCCGAACAGTCGCTCCCAGAGCAGCCCGAGCCTACGTCGCCTCCTGGTCTGGCCTAACCAGCAAAGACCTCGAAGGTTATACCGACGAGCAAATCAACCGCATCGTCACGGCGATCGAGACCGAAGGCCGCGCCACGGAATCGACGCTGGCGGCGGGCGGCAATGTGATAGGTCAGACGTCGCAGCCGTTCGCGGACCTGCTGCTGACCAAAAGCGCCACGGAGCTTCTCGCCGGCATGGCTGCGACACAAGCGGCTCGCCGCCGAGGATCCAACGCCGCCAAGCTAAAAATCAAACGCGAAAACATCCGGAAGCTCATTCAATCGGGCGCGTTCAAAGACATCGAGACCTTCCTCAAGACTGTCGCCAACGACCAAAGCCAGAGCCTCAAGGCCCGCAGTATCGCCGCCGCATTTGTTAAACTGGGGCCGCGTTTGGGGTGGAACGATAACGTCTCCCTCCAGATCGCAGGCTTTGGCCGCAACTTCAACAGCCAGCCGCTCACCGAGGAAGAGATTGACCGCCGGGTCAAAGTCAAAGACGGCAAGATCACCCTCACTCTGGGAAGCAAGAAAAAGGAGATCACGCTTGACGCCGACCCGGACAAAGCGGACGCCCAGATCGACGCAGCTCGAAGCGAAGTCGAAGACGACATCATCAAGTCGAATGCCGTCACTTGGTCTGGCCGCGCCGCTGAAAGCGACGGCGCCTACTCGATTTATCTCAACACCAACGCGATCCACGACAACCGCGAGGGCGGCGCAATCGACACGCTTCTCCACGAGCTTTCCCACGTTGTCGTCAATTCCAAGCTCAACGGCTTTGTTGAACTGAACTCCGCCGAGCGCGCCGCCATTCAGCGACTGGAAGGATTCCGGCGGCAGTCGATCATCGCGGCTGGCCGCTCCCGGGGCCTCGACGTCCCGGCAAAACCGACCGACGCGGAAGTCAAAATTATCTCCGATCAGCTTCAGGAAATCGCCGCCTCCGAATCCAACCAGGCGCTCATCTCGCTGACCAGCCTCGAAGAATTCGTGGTAGAGGTGACCCACAATCCAGAGGTCGCCAAGCAGCTTGCCACTCTGGGATTCGGGAAGGGGACGTTCAAAGGAGACTTCGTCGCGGCGCTCAAAGATGTCTGGAACTCCATCGTGGCCCTCATCACCGGGGTTCAAGTCGATAGCTCCTCGCCTCTTGCTGAAGGCTTCAGTGATTCATGGCGCCTGAACTTCTCCAGCGTGGAAGGCGACGCAGCCCCAGAGTTGATCCGCAGTCGCATGATCGACGAAATGGAAGCAGCGGTGGCCCAGGCGCAATACATCGAGGAGCAGCTCGAAGCGCAGGACTTAGCGGGCACTTCCGAAGACCGCAATCGCTTAGCCGCCGAATGGCCGGCTGTCCGTGAAACCCGTCGCCAACAAGCTCAACAAGCTCAAGCCGAAGCTCGAAGAGAAATCAGGCTCCCCAGCGGCCGAGTGCTCCGCTATCGCCAGGGCTTCGCCCCGACCAGCGGGGTAGCCGGAACCAACGTTTTGCCCCGGGGTACAGAAGTAATTCTTCTGGAGCAAGCAGCCGAAGCCGAAGCCGCCGAAGCGGGTAGGTCGGTCGATGAAATCCAACAGGATATATCAAAGAAAGAGTCGGATCTCCGCGCGCTGGAAGGAATCCTAGAGGGACTTGATGAACTACACGCCTTCAAAACACAGCGGCGGCGGAATACGAATAAGCCCGAAGACCCTCGTGTCAGAGAAGCGGCCCAGAAGCTGGGAAGAAACACATTCACTCCGATGGCCGACATCGAAGCTGAACTGAATCTGCTTTATTCGGAGTTGGCCGCCGCCAAAGCGCGGCAACCGGCTGAACCGGCTATCGAGCCCAAACCTGAGCCGCCGACGCCTGTTGAGCCAAAACCCGAGCCGGACCCAGAGCCGCCAAAAGAGCCGCCGAAGAAAAAGAAAAAAGCACCTGCCCCCGACCCCGATCCAGAAGCTGCCCCCGAGGTTAGCGATACAGACATAACAGACGCAGACACAACGGGAGAGTCGCCTCGACTTAAAGTCGTCCCAGAGCCCAAGGGAACACCGGCGCCAAAACCTACGCGCAAAACAGACCCAGAGATCGATAAAGCGGTTCAAGCCATGAGCCGTAGTGAATTCGTTGCTTGGGCCCAAAAGACCGGTCGTGCGGAACCCGTCGTTATCGACGGGGAGACGAAGGGTGACGACTTCCGGCCGCCGAGCGGTGGGCAGATGGACTCGGGGGTTTACTGGGATTTGTTCAACGAGAAAAACCAAGCCGCCGTTGAAAAGCGGATGCAAAAGCGTGCGCCCGCACCAGAAGTGACGATCAAGCGAGACCCGGACTCGATGACGGAACAAGAGCTAAACGAAATCCCGAATATTCGGTATAGCGACTCCCTCGGTGGGAAGTTCGAGCGGGTATTCCGGGACGAGGTCAGCAAGACCCCGACCGGCGGCACTTACGTCAAAGGCAAGTTTATCTCTGCCGTTGATCGCCTCATGGACGCTCGCGGCACCGACAAGTTCCAAAGCTCGCGAGCTGGCATCAAAGCCGAAGCCAGCCGGGCCGACGCCAACATCAGGCTCCTCGTCCGCGCTGTTCGTGACCGCAATATCGACCCGCGCAAGATCACCACGGCTCTGGGTAATCTAGACAACCCCTTCACCGAAGCACAGATGGCGGAGATGATGCGAGTTCGCCTTACTGATCCCGAAGCAGCCGCCGAGCTGAAAGACCGCTATCGGCGGGAGAATCGGATGAAGTTCCGCGAGCGCCAGACAGCGGCCTTGAAGTCGCTTCCCCGGGATGTGCGCGTTCTCGTGACACAGATGCGAGATCATATCAACGTGCTTCAGCGCCGGCTTAAATCCGAAGGGCTCGTTTCCGGAGACTTGGAAATCGCCATCGACGAGACGCTGGGTATCTACCTCAACCGAAGCTACGCCATCTTCGACAACCCCAAGTGGGCTGACCGCGTGAGGAAGAATCTGAAGGTCATGGCCGGCGCCCGTGGCTTCCTAAAGAAGCAGCTTATTGAGAAGGCTAAGGAACGTATCCTGAACACCGCTACCAAGACTGGGACGACCATCTCTGAGGCCGAAGCCCAGCGCCAGGCGACCCGATCTGTGGCCGCCGCCGACGTAGAAACCGCCCTCGAAGCAGCGTTGTCCGTGAAGGACCCGACGCTCGAAGCGCTCTCTGGCCGAGTCATGGGGCAGAAAAATCTGTCGATCTTTATGAGCCGGGGGACGATTGCCCCCGAAATCCAAGCGCTCTGGGGCGTCTACGACAATCCGGAAACGGCCTACGGAAAAACGATCCTCAAGATGTCCACGCTCATCTACAACCACCGATTCCTGCGTGAGCTGCGCGAACTTGGCCTATCGGAAGGATGGTTTTCGGCGCAGCCGGAAATGCGCCAAGACGAAGATACTGGCGAGTTTGTTGTGCGCGGTGCCAACTTCGAGGAAATACTCCGCACTGCCGACCGAGCCGCCGCAGAGACCGCCTTCCGGGACGCCTTCGCAGACTGGGAAGCCCCGACTGGATTCGTCAAAATCTCGGACGAGACCAATGCCCGTCTCTCCCCGCTGGCCGGAGTCTGGGGCAACCGCGACATCGTCGAGGCCCTTTACAAAATGTATCCGCAGAGCGATGCGGAAAACGCGGCGCGGCTTTTCGCCAAAGCTACGGGCCTCTCGATGGCAATGGCGACTGTCGGCTCGGCAGCCGCACAAACACGCAACTACTTGGCCGGATACCTCAAACTTCTTTCGACCGGCGCGTTGATGCCCGGGTCGTTTTCGGGCAAAGCCATCGGGCTGGCGCACCAGACAGCGATCCAAGAAGCGTTCAAGAATTACGGATCTGGGCCCAAAGCATACGAGAAAGCCCGGCAAGAAATCGAAAAGCTCATCCGCCTCCGCGTGTTCGGCGAATCGGTGACCGCCAACATGATCGACGACCTCGTGCAGGACTACCGCGAACTGGGCGGCGCTCGTGTGCAAGCCGGAGACGCAGTAACCCGCAAGATTACGCAGCCGTTCCGTAAGCTCTGGGACTTTGCCCAAGGGACTTACGCGATGTCGGACAATATTATGCGGGCCATTGTCTTCTACACTGAGCGGGAAAACTATCGCCGGGCGTATCCGAAAATGGCCGAAGCGGAACTCGATGAGAAAGCTGCCGAGATCTCCCGGGAGATCTATTGGACCTACTCCGAAGCCCCGCAGTGGGTGCAGGAACTCAAGCGGGGACCCGGCTTAGTCGTCGCCCCCTTTATTACTTTCACCACCGAAGTTGTTCGCACAGCGATTAATACGCTCAGGTTGGCGGCCAGCGAAATTAAGTCAGGCAACCCAGAGCTGCGGAGTCTCGGTTACCGGCGGATCGGAGGATTCGGTTTGGCAATGACAGTGCCTTCTGTCGCGGCTGGCGGAATTGCCGCGATGGCCGGAATGACCCCCGAAGACGAAGAAGACCTCCGCGAGTTCCTTCCAGACTGGCAGAAGAATAACCAGCTACTCTTGTTTGGGCGCACGGGAAATACCATCAGCTACGCCGACATCTCGTTTTTCGACGGGCATGAGTATTTCAAAAAACCTTTCGTCGCGATGATGCGCGCTTTTGGTCGCGCTGAGAGTATGCCGGAAGCCATCGCTGATGGCGGGGTGGCGATGGTCGGCGAATTGATGAAACCGTTCGTCGGCGAACAGATTGTCTTCGGCGCCGTGACTAGCGTCCTCCGCAACGTCGATGCTGGCGGCCGACGGATCTACAATCCGCAAGACTCTGGGACGAATATTGCCCAAGCCATCGGCGCCCACTTGGCTGGCGCGTTCGTGCCGGGCACCGCAAAAACAATTTACCGGGGCGGCCTAGGTGTTGCCGGAGTTGTCTCCGATTCGGGGCAGCAGTTTAGCGCGGCGCAAGAGATCGGTGCCATCGTAACCGGAACGCGCATCCGCCAAGTGGATCTGGATCAAGCTTTAGGCTTCGGTGCTTCAGAGTTTCTGCGAAACAAGCGCGACGCCACCTCTCTTTTCAACCGCGTTCTTCTCTCCCGGGGTACTCAGCCTCCTGGCGCCGTGGCCGGCTCCTTCGACCTGACGGACCAAGCCCAATACCGTCTTACGCAAGAAGCGCGTCGTCGATACATGGCGGCCCGGCGCCTAGGGCTCCCCGAACCGGCGGCGATTAGTCGCCTTCGAGCCACCGGCATTGGCAAAGACGACCTTGAAGACATCGCCTCCGGCATTTACCGGCCCTTCCAGCCAAGCAAAGAGTCACTCAAGAACGCCGCCCCAGAGCGGGCGCGAGAGGCCGAACAGGCCGCCGGGCAAGCACAGGAGCGGGATCTATGAACGCCGCGACCAACTACGCATGGAACGACGCATCGCTTCTTCCCAGAGGGGGGTGGCAATACATCCAGCCGGAGACCGAGTGCCGGTTCCAGAACAACATCCTCGACCTCGTCGTGGGGCAGGTGAGTGATCACCGGGCGGCGAACAATTTGCCCGCCGGCAACCCGCGCCAGGACATCGAGAACTTCACCTGCGCCAAGCAAGATCTGGGACGATGCCAGCCGCTACTGTCCGAAGAGGAACTCGCAGCTCGCGACTCTGAGGCAAGTGAATTGCTCAGCGATGTCGGGTTAAAAAAGGAATTCAACATCGACGACGTCATGCGCTTTCTGGGGGCGGTCCGCGCCGCTCTGGGAGAGAAAGGATTGGTAGACGAAGAGACCGCCAATCGACGAGCAATCACCTGCGCGTCCTGTCCCCTGAACGTGGGGATGAGTGGATGCTTCGTCTGCACCAATCTGGCCTCGACGATCTTCTCAATCATCGGAGCGCGCCAAACAGTGCGGGACGCCAGCCTTGCCAACTGCGGCGTGTGCGGCTGCAACCTCAAGGCAAAGGTGTGGCTGCCCCAAGACGTGGCCGAGAAGGCCAGCGAAGGTTACCGCTTTCCCTCTTGGTGCTGGCTCAATACTTCTGGTAGCTCGCAACAGCAGCCAGAAACGCCAGCGTCCCAAGAAGGATAAGCAGCGCAGAGAAGCTCTCGCTCACGACTCGAATCGGTCTGGGACGATTAGATTCGACGGAGCTTCCTTCGGCTTGGGCTCCTCGGGAACTTCGCCGAGCTTCACGACTTCTGCGTCGATGGCCTCTCCCAGAACCTTACGGACGTCGTGCGGGACCGCGTTGACGGCCATAAGCAGGATCGCTTGCTGCGAGAAGAGCGAGGCCAACAATTCGTCGGACTCGGCAAACTCGGAGCGGTCTTTCTTGGCGAGGTAGTTTCCCACCAGCGTCATCAGATGCGACGTAATATATTCCGTCTTCTCGATGCTGGCGATTTCAGTGGTTTCGGTGTTGTTTTCAGACATAAAGTTAAGGGCTGCCCCAGATGCAGATGTAGATGAATCCCAAATTTGCGATTGAATATCCGAGGAAGGCCCAACAGAGGCCGAGCTGGCCGTCTCGATAAAAGCCCCAGGCGGTGAGCAAATAGCAGATGGTCGTGATCAGCAGCGGAACGAGCTTCATGGTTCTTGGTCTGGGCCCCCGAAGTTGGTTTCGGGAACCTCTGGAAGAGCCATCGGTCCCGCCGGAGCGTCGTAGCTCATGGCCTTGAGAGACTCGGCGTCCACGTCTCCCAGAATGGCGATGTTTACCGCGTTGACGTCCTTCTGTTCGACGTCCATGCCGACGGAACGCCGGCCGATATCGACCCCGATCTTGATCTTGTCCGCCTTGTTGATGAGTTGATCCTCCGGCATCGTCTCAGCGTGGGCCAAGATGCGCTCGGCGATCTTGTATTCGCTTTCCTTGACCCGCTCTTTGCGCTGCTGCCAAATCTCATGGGCGCGCTGGAGGGAAAGGGCGTTGTCCTCGGGCGTCGTCATCACCCGCGCCGGAGGAACGTGCCACTTCTCGCGGGAAGCGCGGCTCCGGATGGTGTTCTCTTTGACCCCGTAGGTGGCGGAGATAGCGCGGAACGTCTCGCCTTGCAGATAAGCAAGACGCATGGCGGACCAATCGGCCTTGATCCGGTAGTGTCTAGTTGGCTGTTTGCCAGTCATGCTTCAAATGTCCGTAGTCTCTTGGTTCGGTCACTTCGGTCACCTCGCCGCAAACGCCGCAGGTGTCTTCGTGATAGGTCGCTCCATGCGGATTCCCCTCGGGCCGCTTGCCATACTTGCGTCCGCAATCGGAGCAAATCCAATCGGGGTAGTTCACCATAAATTCTTACAGGCCCAGTACCCCGCCTTGGTTTTGTCCTTCTTGTCGGCGCAGTTGTGCCGCGAATGAAAATTGGCGCGGCGCTTCTTGTCTCGGTGCTGCGTGTAGTCCGACATCGAGGAGTCCCCAAAGTGAACGACTTTTGCCGTTCCCTCTTTTTTCCCGGGGACGAAGACAGATTTCTTTTTACCAGCCGGAGTAATCCCCTTCATTTTGCGGGGCTTATACAGCGAGACTTGTTTGCCTTTATAAGTAGCCATGTAACAACTTATCTATAATTAGCAGTTTAGTGCGTTTCATTTGACCAATTGCCGAACCTCTTCTTCGTGAGCGGCGACCAACCCTTCAAGCAGCTCGGCAGCACGTTCGGATTCATTTGCGTCGATAGCCTCAAGGCACAAGCGGTGCGCGTCGTAGGCGTTGCACTGCTGGTCATAAAGCTCGATGTAACGTCGCCGCCACGCGACTTCGCCGTCGCTCTGAGCGGGGTCAGTGTTTCTTTTTTTTCGGATTCGGGCTTTCATCGGTAAGTCGTTCAAGTGCGTCCACAAGGAACTTGATAAAATCTTGCTGAGTGGGCTCGTCGCTGTTCTCCGCAATCTCATGCTGGCGATCGATCATGTCCTTGCATCCGGCTCCGTAGGCCGTGTTCCAAACCATGTCGAAAAAGCGCCGTGCGCTCTCGGGTGTCAGATGAGGATCGTCGGTAAGGCGGGGGTTGTTCTGGATTAGAAGCCCCCATAAAGTTTCTTTATTCATTGTTTTTTTCGCTGGTTGAGTTTGTGTTCGATTTCATCGACCAAGTGCTGCACGAGGTAGCAGCATGTCTCTTCGGCTTTGCGGATGTCTTCGCGGACATGGTCCCGCAGGAAGCTCATGGCGACATGGACGCACTCGTGGGTCAGGTTCTTGCTGTTCCCTTTGCTCCGCGACTCGGGCCATGACTCGAGCCAAATAAAGGCTCGGTCAGCGTTGTGGAGGGCCCAGCCCGCTGCGTCGCCGCTCTCCTCCTCGGTGGCTAATGTGTCGGTGAACTTAGTCGCCGACCGCCATGCCGAGGATTCGTCGCCCCCGACTTTAACCCTGACCTTCAGGCCGAAGGTGCGCTCGGTTGCCGTCACTTGCATGAGGTAGGAAGGTAGCACGGTTATGAAAAGTGTCCAGCTTTTATGCGGTTACTGGACAGGGGATGATAATGACCAGAGAAGAACCACTCCGCCGCAATCCCTAATCTGGTCAGCGGTTCGATCTCAGGGTTCGGCCGCTACTCGGCTGGCGCTTCACGATGCCCTGCATATACCGGCGCAAGAGGCCGTTGAGTTCGTCGTAAATACCGGAGTCAAAACAGGTAAACGAGTGGTATCGGTTGCCCTTCGCGTAGTCCATGAGGAACTTTTTGCAGGCAGCCTTGTTGATGAAGTTCTCGGTTTTGACTCGGATCACAGTCTCCCGAGGTGGTTTGGTTTGTTCGATTGGAAACATATGAGTATTAGTGGGTTAGAGTTGAAACGGATTGCCTTCCACTCTGGGAAGGGTCTTGGCCCGTTCCTCACGGGCCGATTCGGGCTGAACCCATACCAGATCCAGCGGATCGAGGGCAGGGGATTCAGGCTTCGGGCTACATGCTGCAAGCATCAGGAGCTTGGCTCCGGCCAGCAGGGCAGTAGTGAGGCGGCGCCACAGGTCACGGCAGACGTAGGCCTTGGGTTCCGCTTTGGGTTTGGACGCTGCTTTCCAGAGGTGGATGTAGTTCTCGGGGGCCAGCAGAGGGCCGTTGTGTTCACGATATTTCATGGTTTGTTTCTCCATTAAGGGTTAAGACTATGCAAGGTTATTAATCGTTCAATCAATACCGCAGCCAGCGAAGAACGAGGCCGGGAATAGCGATTGTGAGGACAGAGCCGTAGTCGCGCCACGCCCAATGCCAGCCACGCAGATATAGCTCAAGGCGAGGCTTTCCGCGCCCGATCTGGAGCCATCGTAACTCGCCTTGTTGTTGAAACGAGATCATACGCTGAACCTCCGAATCAGATCACGCGAGAAGTCAGCTATGCCGCGATAATACTCGGCGCGGATCTCCAACTTGTAGCGTTCGTCCGCCTCGGCCAACATTGCGTTGGGCGCGACTTGGTATCTGCTGTGGCGGTCGGCTGATCTCTTTCGCAAGATTTCGATTTCGCCGTTGTTTTCGATGAGCTTCTTTTTCGCGTCATCGTGATACTTTCCGATTACCTCTTTGAGGGTTTCGTAGTTACTCATGGTAGTTCCTTTCTATTGTTCGGATACGATCCGCTTCAAATCCTTTAGGGTTTCTGCGAGTTGAATGGCGATGCCTTCAACGTGTGAGTTGTGCGTTTTCTGAAGGAAAGTGTTCTTTTCCCTCAGTCGCTTTTCGTAGTCGTGGATGAGTTTGGTGATTTTGTCTTTCATTTGTTTCCTTTCGTTGGTGGTTAGATGTCGAACGTGTGGTGTTCCATATCCGACTCGCACAGCAGCTTGAAGATCGCCGCGTCAGTGCAGTGAGGCCCGTAGGGATCAGGGTCGTCGAGGCGGAGATGCTCAATGTGTTCGTAGCTACTGGTTGTGATCCCCGCGATTGCTTCCGCAAGCGTGGTGCGCTTGGGGGCAATGATGTGAACCTCGGCGTTTGTCCCATCGGTGCAGACGTAGAGGGTGGACTCGGTATCGATTTTAATCATGGTTTTAGTTTCCTTTCGTTGTTGTGATGTAGAGAAGCGGTGCGTATTGCCCCCGATTCTCCAGTTTGGTTGTCAGGTGAGTGCCGCCGCAATGCGGACAGCGGTAGACGCCGTAGTGTTTATGACGTTTACGGCTGATTCGATCTGCTTGCCGGACGTAACTACGTCCGAGATCCGCCTTCCCGAAACAGCCGCGCTCGTAGCTCGGCTCCCTGCGAGAGAGATCGTGCATCGCCAGAACTCGCTTGGACTGCCGGTCTACGAGCAGCGAATCGACGTTTTGTTTGATGTCTTCCATGATGTCCATGATGCTCATAGGAATTCCTCCACGGGTTCATGGTCTGGGACAATGTGGCCGGGTTCATCGTCGAACGTGAGCGTGTCCACGTCGTAGTTGGCGAACGCTGCGTAGCGTTTGCGCGCCCACGAGTTGCGCTCGAACTCGATGCGTTCGACCTCGGCAGCAATCTCCTCGGGCGAGGGGACTTCGAGGTATTCGGTTTCAAGCCCTCCGGTGAGGAGGGGACGTTGTATGATCTGTAACATGATATGTTTTCCTTTCTGGTTAGAGTTTCGCCGCCAACCGGACGGCAACGGGTGAGCCAGTCAACGCAGCGACGACTTCGTCGGGCGTCTCCTTGACCCAGAACGCAATCGACGTGCCGGCGACAGAGATGCGGGTGTTTGCGTAAGCGACTTTCGGCGTCTCGGAGACGGAAGCCTTTGGAATGACGCGAGCGACCTGCTCTGGGTTGATCCAGATCAAGCCCTCGTCGCCGCTGTTCGAGTCAACTCGGGTGAATTTCACTAATCTCATAGTTTGATCTCCTTCTTGGTTGTGTTGGTTTTGCGGACAGTCCGTCGATTGACGGCCTCGTCCTCGGTGTTCTTGTCCACGCCATGGGGGCGACTCCGCATCCACGGCTCTGGGACGATGGCGGAGAGCCAGTCTTGGAGGGACGGGATGAACCCGATGTCCTCGTTGACGTGCTGCTCGCCGATGTAACGGACAGGCAACGTGCGCCCGTCCGAGTTGGTCATGGTGATGCCGAACTTGCGCTCACACTCGTAGATGCCCTGCGCGTGATGACGCAGCGCACGATGGCGGAAGTTGGCGAACTGTTCCTTCGACTCGTCGAACCAGTGATGGATCGCGAGGTAGTCTTCGGGCTGGCCTCCGAACTTCTTGGCGCTGGAGAGCGCGTGGTGATAGGGGTGCATTACTTGGCCTCCCGTTTCGGCAGCTTCTTGGCAGCGCGGACAGCCGCGTGTTCTGGAACGGCCGGCTTCGGCAGCACGAGCGTCGGATCCAGCGTGTCAGTCACAGTCGGCTCGTCGCGGCAGACAGTCTCGTTCCAATACGAGTTGACCTCGATGGTCGGCGGGTTGACTTCGAGATTGATGACGATCGAACCGCCGCCTCCCTCGTTGTTATACCAGTCGCAATGAACCTCGCTGGTGATGATGTTGTGCATCTCATCCCGCCAGTCGAGTGGCTCTTCGACGGTTAGCTTTTCCGAACCGCCCGCGCTATAGAACGCAATGTAGTTGATATCGCCGGAGTCGCCTCCGCCGCTGAAATCAGTGACGATCTTACGAACGCCCTGATTGTAGAGGGATTTGATACCCTCGATGAATCCACTTGAATTAAACATGGTGTTTTGGTGCGGCCGCCCCCTCCCAGATTGGAAAGGGCGGTTACGCGTTAGGTGGTCAGGTTATTTCCCGAAGGCCTTGTCGAGTGCGGTGGTGACGCGCTTGACTTGCTCTTCCTCGGGCTTGCCTTCGATGGTGGTGCCGACCCAGATGTGCAATCCGAGTTCGCACAGCATCGACTTCACGTTGGCCTCGCTGTCGGCGTATTCGATCGCCTCGGAGAGGATGCGGGTGGACGGGCAGAGTTCGATGAACCCGTCCGTCTTGAGGACGTTGCACTCGCGGTAGAAGGCGAGTGTGCGGTCAACCACGGAGGGGCTGAAGCCCTTGGCCGTGGCGATGGCGCCGCAGACAGCGCGGATCTTGACCTCGTCAACCTCGACGTGGATAGGGCGGAACCGCTCGCGCTCGGCGGGGCAGCCCGGATCGACGTTGAACTCGGCCCCGACGTTGGTCGTGGCAACGATGGCGAGGTTCTGGCAAGGAGCCTCGATGATTTCGGAGGTGTGAACGCCAGTCACCGGATCGACGATGGCGCGACCCGTGCGGAGACGATAGACCCGCTCGCCGCTCGGCAGACGGGCGGGAGACGTGGCCGTGAGAAGCGGTGTGCGAGCGCCGTTCTGACCACGATAGATCTCGTCAATGATGAGCAAGACGAGCTGTCCCAGAGCCGCAGCGCGGAACGCCTCGGTCAACGGGCCGTCGAGCCACTCGCCGCTCGGCATCATCATACCGAGGAAGTCCACGGCCTCGGTCTGGGAGTGGACACCGAACTCCACGCAGCGGTCAAAGCCGGCGGTCATGCCATGCTGACGCGCAGCGTAGGTCTTGCCTGCGCCTTGGCCGCCCTTGACGAGCAGCGGCTTGATCGCACGGCCTGGAGCGCAGAACCTTTCCAGCGCCATGACCACGGGGTCAGACGAGGAAGGCGCAGACACGCCGAGGATCGGAGCGATGACCTTGGCCGCAGCCGAACCGCCGCTGGCGAGCGCCGAGGTGACGGCATCTTGCAGCTTGGTGAAGGCATCGTGCGACTCGGTGAGTCGATCGGACATCTCCGTGTGCAAGTCGCCGACGAGCTTGGCCGCTTCGGACTTGGCCGTAGTCACCTCGTCGTCGAGCGACGAGACGATACCTGCCAGCTCGGTGAGCTTGGCTTCGATCGGCTTGAGCGCAGTAGCGTCGATGCCGCCGCCCAGCGAGAGGCCCGCTTTCTTCGCTTGGTCAGCGAGGGAAGCGGCTTGCGCGTCGGCCACGGTCATCTCGCCTTTGAGCATGGCTTTGAGGCGGGGCAGGGTGCAGTGGGAGACCCACTCGCCCTTGATGCCGAGCTGCTGTTTCGCCAAGGCGCGAGCGGCCGGCCACGGGAGGTTGTCGATGTTAATCGAATCGGAATGTTTATCGGACATGTTAACGTTTGGTATGCAACGGAATCAGAACCTTCTGATTGGCTCTGATTCGGTTCCCCGCATACCAGAGGGGGTTGTGTTTAACTCCCGAACTCAACATTGGTTGAGTGAGAGACTAGCTCCCCCTCCCAGAGCGGGAAGGGGAGGTGGGTCTCCCGAGGCAGGGGTTACTTGCGCGGGATGGACTTCAGGGTGCGGACGAGCGCATCGGCTACGCCCCACAACGAGTCACGGCTGATGACGTAATCGAAGTGGTGTCGTAGTGAGATGGTCTTGTCCGGTCCGGCATAGGCGCCGATGGTGTAGACGCCACGCGCACGGAGCGGCATACGATTGACCGGAGCGTCCGTGATGCAGCCGTCCGTGTAGACGATGGCAATCTTGGACTTGGCGGCGATCTCCTCGAAGAACGAGCCGGAGCCTTTCTTCGTGTAGCAGCCGGGCTTGCAGCCGGGCGCCAACGTGAGGCCGATACCCTCGGAGCCGGAGAAGGCTTCGAGGCCGGCGTCCATCGTCAGCACATGGTCTGGGACAGGCAGCTCGGTGCGCGAATGGCAGCCGCCATCCGATGAGCCGTAGACGACGCCCGTGATGTGACCGAGACGAGCCAGCTCGTTCAAGGCACGAGCAAGGATTCGACCGCAGTCGTCGGTGCGGAGCGCAACCTTGCGCGAACGATCAAGGTGAGTCAGGCAGCCCATGCTGCCCGAGCAATCCATGACGAACGAGATGTGCGGCTTGTTCGTGTTGCCGATGGTCTTGCCGACAAACGGACGAGACCAGTCGCCGCGCAGCAAGCCGCGCAGGTTGAGCCGCTTGGACGGACGGGCCGTTGGCCCTTTGGCGATGACGCCGTTCTTGCGGAACGCTTGGGCCAGCAGTTGCGCCAGCCGGAGCGAACGCTCGGTCTCGTGGTCGATGGTCGGCACGACTTCGGAAGCGGAGCCGCCGCTGCCGCGTCCGTGACTCGGCGACTCGGTGGTCTCGGCACGGGTGCCGGGCGCCTTGCCGCCTTTCCCCTTGCCGCCTCCGGATTTGGTCTCCGGCGATGCGCCTTCGCCTTTGGGGTCTTTCGCTTTGACGTCCTTGGGGTGCGTCCCCGTGGCCTCGCCGATCGCTTCGCCCATGTCGCCGGTTCCAGCGCCGCCTTCGCCCTCGATGGTGTCGTCACCCGTAGCGGGGAAGTCCTTGAGCCAGTCCTTGAGGATCGGCACGAGGTCTTCGGTCCCTCCACATCCGACGATGCGGCGGTAATAGTCGTAGACTTTGCGCCAGTTGGGGTGTGTCCGATGGGCAATGATGAACGACCGAGGGAAGCGATACCCGCTGCGGGTCAGGCCTTCGGTCTTCATGTGGAAGAGCAAGCTGCTCGCGCTCATCTTGGAGACGGGCGGATGCTCCTCCCAACGAGTCCAGCGAAACGACTTGCCAGCGCGTTCGCGGAGGATCCAATTACGCTCGATGCGGCAGTCCTCGAACAAGTTCATCAGCCGCCAAGGGATTTTCTCGGCGGCAAGAATCTTGCCGAGACCTTCGAGGTCTTTGGTCGTGTAGAGCGAGTGCGCTGCCTCGTGTTCGTAGACGTTGCGATACAGGTCAGGCACGGCGACCCGCTTGCCGTGTGCTGCTCCGCCCTTGGTCAGGGTGTCGTAGCAGATCACGGACAAACGGATCTCGTGGCGACCAGACGCGTGGTCGAAACGCCAGCAGCCGGTCTTGCACGGGTGACGCTTATCGACCCATTGCAGGTCGTAAGTTTCTGGCAGTCGGCCCCGCACTCGGTAGTCGATGTGGTGATCCTTCACCGCTTTGTCGAGCGTGGGGGTGTAGTATTTGATGGGCATGTATACCTCCTTTGGTAGTTAGGTTATGATCTCCGTCGCAGCTAGAGCTGCGGGGAGGATGCCATCCCCTCCCAGACTCAACATTTGTTGAGTGAGAAGGGATGGTGTTCCTCCCAGAATCAGAAGGTTCTGATTCCGGTTGGCAGGTTATGAACCCAGCGCCGGAGCAGGATCAAGCCTTTTCACGAGACCTTGCCACGCATAGCGCGGCTTGGCCTGGGCCTGCCATACGCGCTGGCTCGCCACTGTGTTGCCGATATCCCATTGGCCCATCAAGGCGTCGAACCTTGGCTCTGGGATTTCCGCATCCACACACGCGGACCGCAGCCCGACCGGATCGTTGACCACGATGACCTTCCGCACTTTGGGATGGCGGCGAGTCACGTTGGCGAGGATCGCCCGGAAATAAGCCGCATCTTCCGGATCAGGGCACATCGCCAACAACGAGAGATCGTTGCGCGTCATTTCCCGACTGAAGACAGGCGTGGGTCGCCGCTTGTAGATCGGATACCCGCCCCGTCCGTAGGATGCTCTCTCCTGCCATTCGCTGGCGGCAACGCCGCCGCCGGCTTTCCAGATTTCCATTGCACATTCAATAGACGTCTTTCTCATGTGTTACCTCCTTTCTAATAGTCCCAACGATGCTTGACCCACCAAGGAGTCTCCTCCGTAGCGGATCGAAGCTGTGTCGGGTAGGTTTTCCGTCCATGCTTCGCCACGACGCCTTCATACAGCTCAAGGCCGAGCGCGGCGTTGGCCGCTTTCAAGTCGGCATACAACTCGTCGGCTCTGGGCCAGCCGCAGCGGGGCAGCCGATAGATGACGTCTTGCGCTGGCTTTGCGTTGATGGACCACGGCCAGACGACATCTTGCAGCGCGAGGTCGAGGATCTCTTGCCGCTGTTCGTAGGAGTCGCCGGGTAGGTTGCAGATGTCGAACACGACGAGTGATCCAAGCCCTGCTCCCAGAGCGCGAAGTCCGAGGGCTTCGCAGTCCAGCCAGCCGAAGCCGCCAAACGCGGCCACCAGTTGATCGAGCGCAGGTTGAAACTTATGCTCGACCGATGATGGTCGGTTGTAACGCGTCCACATCTTCTTGTTCTTCACGTCGATGAGAACACGCCAGCCGTTGACCTTGGGTTCATAGAACCATGCTTCGGGTTCAGGCTTCTGCCTAGCCCGATCCAACGGGCCGCCTTTCATCGGCCGCGCAGGGAAGGTTGGCGGGTTCATTACTTGCGACCCTTGGTCTTGATCATCACCACCGGAGCGAGGAACGAGTCCAAAGCGATGTTCTCCTCCGGCGTGAATGCCGTGTGCCGGGCGGTGTGGAACTCGGGACTCGGCTTGATCACCGCCTTGGAAGTCAAAGCTCCCGAGGCGTTGTGGCGAGCGCACAGCTCGGTCAGCTCGGCCACAAAGACCGGCAGATTGTCGAGCGGGACTTTGTCGCCGTTGACCTTGATCTCCACACTCTGGGAGAAGTAGGCCGTGGTTCGGTCTTCGCCGATCAAGTCCACGATGGGCGACTCGTCAGGCAATCCACGATAGCGGTTCGCCATCGTGAAGAGCATCGAATCTCCTTCGTCGGTCTTCGCTTCGAGCGAGGACTCGATGTCAGTCTTGCCGCGATAGAACTCATACAAGAACTTCATCGCTTGCGGGATGAGTTCAGCGCGACGCGCAGCGGTGTCAGCCTCGATGACTTCGATCTCGCGGTTATTCTTGAGGATAACCTTGAGGTGTTCGTTCATCTCCGGCGTGACGGGCAGCGCAGGATACGATTTCTTGCTGCCGCTCGGCTTTGTGCCGATGGCAGACAGATCAACTTTCTTAATAGGCATGGTGTTATATCTCCATGTTAGGTGTTTTGGTTATGAATCAGAATGTTCTGATTCCCCAAGCCGGAAGGCTTGAGGCTGACGCCCCTCCCAGAGTTGGAAGGGGCGCGGAGCCTCACTCCTCTTTCTCTTTGTCGATCTCGACCTCGACACAGACCCACTCGTCGATGGTGACGAGCGTCACGCGGACGCCCGGCCATTGCTTGCGGATCGAACGGCCCGTCTCCCGCGCCCAACTCAGCATAGCCGGATCGGGTTCGCAGTCGGTTCCGTTTCCGCTTCCGCATTCACTCATGCGAAGCACGACGCGGCGAGAGTGATCGTTGATTTCCTCCCACTTATAAGCCCCCTTGATTTCCTGAAGCGTCTGTTGCCAGTTCATTTGCTCGACAGAACTAGCTTGAAGGCGCCGATCAGCGTGGACCTCTCGCGTTCGAGTTGGGAGATGCGCTCGATGTTCCCCGCTTCCGTCTTCCAGTGCCGTTGATGCTCCGTGTCGCGTTCGCGGCGCGCGTCGTCGAGGAGACGGACGGCGTCCCAGAGCGCCTTACGCAAGGCGCCGAGGTCGGTTGTATCCAACGCGTCTGGCCGGTAATGCGGGTTGCTGTTGCAGCGGTTCTCGCTCGACAGCTTGTTGAGGAGATCGGCGGCTTTTTCCGAATCTTTGTATGTGAATGTGGGCGACGACTTTTTTCTTTTCATGTTACCTCCATGTTAGGTTTTGTGGTTTGAATCAGAACGTTCTGATTCTCTCGGCCCTGAATGAGTCGAGACTGCGCCCCTCCCAAAGTGGGAGAGGCGGTGTCACTACTCCTCCACGTCACCGACTTGCTCGGGATCGGTCACCTCGTCCCAAGTCCACGACCCTGCGCCGATGGAGTAGACCTTCACCGGCACACCATCGACGTGGATGATGCTGCCTTGCGTCGAGTCTTCTTCCTCGCCGTCGAGAACGATCCACGAGAAGGTGTCCGTGGCTTCGTCGTAGCGGTATTTGGCATCGGTCGCCTTCAGGATCTTCTCCGCGTTCTCCTTGTCGAAGACGGGCATCGCCCATCCGTTCCAGAGAAAGCCCATCGTGTAGCCGTCCACGCAAAGGAACGGCTTGTCCTCGTCCATCATCTCGATGGAGAAGCGGCCCTTGCGGAAGGGCGGGTTGTAGTTGAGTTCTTCTTCCGTAGCGGGACGGAAGTCCTCGTTGAAACGCTTCAAGTCCGCGATGTTGCGGACAAAGCCGCCGCCGGAGCGGTAGAAGGTTCCTGCTTCAGTATCAACTTCGATGGAGTCTTTGGGATAAGTTCCTCCACGAAGGACGTAGGTTTTGGTGGTGTTAGTAGGCATCGTGATAGATGATAGGATGTGAATCAGAACGTTCTGATTCGGGTGTTGTGGTTATTACAGCAGAGCGAACAGCATCCAAACGAGGAGCAGGGACAATAAGACCAGCTTCTCCAGACACTTGGTTTTGTTGATGTCACTCCGCATATCGACCTCCGCGTTCATTTGCCGCAGGATGGTAGAAACCGAAGTCGGAGAGTGACGGCTCGACTCCTTCGCCAATGTCGATGCTCGGCATTCCGGATTTCTCGGCATGACGTTTAGCGATCGGGGTTTTGGCACTCGGACGCCACTCGGCCAGATCGGCCTGTGGCTGTGGATCAGGGTTAAGGAACCTTGTTTCATGGCTCATGGTGATGAGGTTATGATTTAGGGACGAAGTCAATGACGAAAGCCAGATTCGTCCCGAAGTTGCGGTTGTTGGCCGCCAGATAGCGCGACCTTTCGTCTTCGAGTTCCTTGGGGGTTGGCTCGAAGGCGAGGGGACGTCCCTCGTCTTTCGCCTCGCGGAAGCGGGGCAGCTTTTTCTTGGGCAGGGGTATTCCTGTTTCCATGTTCGTGGTGTGGCATGATGCTCGCCTTGCGGGGAGTTTGTTGCCCCTCATGCCGAGGGAGCGAATCAGAACATTCTGATTCGACACCTCGACGCACCCCGAAGGATGCGCCGATGTGATTAGCTACCAATCCATCAAACTACGGATGAAGGTGTAGACTATGAGGAACGACCCGATAGCAATCATCGGGTTGATGAGGTCTTCGACGAACATTGTTAGTAGCTCCAGAACGTCGCGGCGTGTTGCAACTCCGGCGAAGCGTCCGCAATCTCGGCGGGAGTCATGTATGGGATACGACAAAACTCGCCGAACGAAACTTTACCAAAGAAGGGATTGCGGTGTTCGATGTAACGCTCAATCGCGTCGGCTTCACGCTTCACTTCGGCATCGGTTAATAGGGGCAGTAGTTTTGATTTTGTGGACATGGTTCATGGTTCATGGTTCATGGTGCGTGAATCGCGCCACGCTTGCCTCTTTGAGCAAGATACAACGCAGGGCCGAAGCCCTGCGCTGTTGTTCTCGATCAACGGAGCGTGAATCAGATCGTTCTGATTAGCCGATGATCTCGGCGATCGCCGCGTTGAGAGCCTTGCGGTAGTCGGTCTCTTCGATGCCGAACTCCTTCAGGCCTTTCTTGACGTAGGACACGAAGCCTTTGGTCACTTCGTATGCGCCGCCCTTGGAACCAACGTTGCTCTTGTTGTAGCCAGCGATGGCGAGGTAGTAGCTGATCTTGCTGTTGATCGCGTGGCGGGGCTTGGAGCCTTCGCGGGTTTTGTCGAAGCCGAACAACTCGCGGAGCGCGTCACGCAATTCGGTTTTCTCGACGCCAGCGGCGCGAGCGGCTTTGCCTTTCTCGCCGATGCTGACCAACGCTTTGTCAGCGGAGGCGATTGCGGCGACGAGTGACTTGAGTGCAGTGTTTTTATTCATAGGACTAACGATGCCAGCGCAGAATCAGAATGATCTGATCGGCGTATTCCCTCTGGCTGCGGGGTTGTATGGTTAGGAATCCGGCTCCGTTGGAGCTTTCTTCCATGAATAAATGGACGGGACACGGCGATTTACTCTGTTAATCGGTAGGCAGGTTATGAGGCCAAAGGAGGGAAACCCCCTGAAAAGCAGGGCGAATCAATCAAAAGGGCCGGATTTTCCCTTCTATGTTGTATAGAGGTGGGCTATTTGGCCTGATGCTACTCTGTTAGAGGCTGATTTGCCCCTTTTGGCGTAAGTCATTGATGCACAGAGGCTTGCAGCAATATCCATGCTTCATGGTTCTCGTCACAATGCGGCACAATACAGAGATGATCGGTAGAAAGCGCACGGATCCTGAATCTGTGACCCACCACCCGATCCACCACGGTCCCCTCTGATCACCAATTTCGCAGCAGTTACATATCATTTGATGGGAAATAAATTTTTGCCAGGATTTTGCATTTATTAACCGGCTGATAACCGCAACAATCAGGGGAGCCGTTTGACACAATTGCAGGCGCAAGGATATTAACCCCGCAGGAAAGGTTGGATCCTAAGCTGGTCTCATAAGCCGGCTTTCCGGGTTCGATTCCCGGTCCTGCAAAATGACGGGGGTCTGAGTTCCGGAGAGATAAACCGGGCGGCCAGTTTACTGGGGAAACCCAGACCCCGTCCCACTTTATGAAAGCCACCCTTGAATTCCACCTCCCAGAGGACGACGCCGCGCTGAACGACGCCCGCCAGGGTTCGGATTGGAAGTGGGCGATGGATGACCTCCTGCAATACCTCAGGTCCCAGATCAAGCACGGCGAACACACCGCCGAGGAGTATCGGACTTTCGAGAGCGTCCGGGCTCGGGTTATTGAGATCCTCGACGACCGAGGGCTGTACCTCGGGTGGTAAGCGTCATCGCGAAAACTCTTTCGCGATCAGCCCTGCGCCTCGGATAGGAACGCATACACTTGTTGAAAAGTGTATGCACTTGCGAACAAAGTCCTACGGTTTGCACCAGGCTGTCAGTTTTTGACAGGTTCCTGATACGTTACCTCCCGTAAGGTCGCCGGAACGCGACAGCCCCTGTTCGCCAGGCTCGAAACCCCCCGAAAACGCGAGTTTTGAAGGGTCTTACCCCCATTACCCCCAGCTTACCCCCAGACGAAAACACGAGTTAAAGCCCTTCCCGACAGGGAATTACGGCGATTCTGGGGGTAAGGGGGTTCAACACAGTGTTTTTCTTATACAAGTAATATTATATATACCGCCGTTTGTCCCTCCCTCGTCGTTCTCGTCCGGGTCCAACGACCCCCACCCCTCACCCCCTTTACCCCCTGTTTGGGACAAGCCGTTGTCGCGCAGCGAGTTAAGCGGGGGGTTTCGCTTTTTTGCCCGGGGGTAAGCAAAAGTCACCCCCAGTAATGATTGCTCAATCGCAGCAATTCGCCCGAGAATCGGGCTTCATGCCCCATGCTTCATGCTTCAGGCTGCTTAAAACGGATCGTCGCTGATTGCGTCGAGGATCTCTTTGGCCGGAGGCTCGATCCTCCACTTGATAACTTTCAAGGGGCCGTAGCGCCGTTGCACGATGCTGACGCCTGAGCCGGGGATGTTGGAGAGCTGGCGCAGGCGGTGTCCCAGATT